GGTAAGTGTCACGGTGCTATCGCCGTATTTGCCCAAGCCCATGGGAGTGCGCATTGCCAACATCATCATCGAAAACCTCATTATCACCGGAGGCGGCGACGACATCGTCACCGACTCGGGTGACAACATTGTCGCTGGAAATCTCTAACCCATTATGAAAAAACTTCTGTCCTTTCTTCTTTTGGCCTCGGTCGCACTGGGGGCCAATGTCCAAGTCCGTGATCTATCCACCACGACTGTCCTTCCCGCCGCGAACGACTATCACCTAGTAGACGGGTCTACCAACGGCACGACGAAGAGCCTAGCTATGAATGTTATCCGGCAGGTGGCTAGCCGGGCCGCGCTCGCTGCGCTCTCGGTGACGAATGCAGCAGACCAAAACGTGGTCTGGGTGCTGGGGGCAACGGCATCGGGCGACGGTGGTGCCTCGATGTACTACTACCTCTCCACCAGCACGGCCACGCCGGATGGCGTCAATGTGATCCAGCCGACCGTGGGCTCTGGCCGTTGGTTGATCGCTAAGAGCTTTGCCGTCCCCGCACCGACCGTTTCTACTCTGGGCGGGGTGTTCTCCAAGGCGGCGGTGGCCCACCAGTTCCTCACTTCAGTTGGCACCGATGGCTCAATCGGGCAGGCGGGGGTGGCGGCTTCGGACATTACGGGTCTCGGCTCTATGTCTTTGCAGACTTCCAACAGCGTAGCGATTACGGGTGGTTCTATCGTAGGAATTACGCCTCTCGCGGTTACGGACGGTGGCACAGGGGCTAGCACCGCTGCTGGGGCGATAACCAACCTTGGCCTTGGCACACTGGCTCTCCAAAACACTACTGAATTGAAAGTCAACTACGGCATTTTCACTTCGCCGATTTCGGTTTTTGATTCGTCTACAGGTGGCCTCTACCTCGGTTATGGGTCAGGCACGGCGATTATCCGAAGCGTGGCGGACAATTCCGGTAGCTACGCTCCCATTTCTTTTTATCTCGGCAGCAATGTCCCGGCATATTTCGATTCTACTGGGTTAGTGATGCAAGGCACGTATAAGGCTCAGCAGCCAGCGGCTCCTACTGCGGGCATTGATCTTTGTAACAAAACCTATGTGGATTCGGTGGCAGGCGGCGGCGGGAGCGGAGGGCGCATCAACGTGAAAACCTACGGCGCAACCGGCAACGGCACGACTAACGATACCACTGCGATCAATGCCGCTATTGCAGCGATGACCAACGGCTCGACCCTATATTTTCCGGCTGGTAAGTACCTGATCACCGCAGGATCCCTGACGAATCTGACCAGCCTTTCCAACATCACCATTCTCGGCGATGGTCGGTCATCCGCGCTGTACAGTACCGCCACCAGCCCAGCATCGGCTCCGTTCTTCGTCGTAGCGAACAGTTGCGCCAAGGTCACGATCCGCGATTTTGCGATCCTCGGGTCGGCTTCGGTTCGCACGAGCGGCAATCACGGACTTTGCATCTATTCCCCCAACACGCTCATTAGCGGGATGTATATCACCGGAACGGGCGACTTCGGTATTTATGTCGGAAGCGGTGGCAGCCTGTACAATAAGAACGTGCAGGTGGTGGACTGCATTACTGACCACACCCTTGGTGATGGGTTCCACTTCGGTCCGGTCACGGACTCCGGTCTTTACAGCTGCATTGCCTATTACACTGGGGACGACGGCGTGGGGCTCGGAGACGACGGCGGCATCGGCTATCCGGCGACTCGCATCGAGGTGGTAGGCTTCCAGTCTATGCAGGCCGGAAACCCCGCGGGCGGCGGCACTCATGGTGCAGGCATCCGCATCTTTGACGGCGCAACGGACATCCATGTTACCGGGGGTTCCATCTACCAGTCCTGCGAGGCGGGGATCACCAGCGGTCGGTTTTACACGACCAGCACCTACAACACCCGGATCAAGGTAGACGGCCTCCGGGCCTACCAGTGCTTGCAACAGGCGGGCATGTACGCGAACTTCAATTTTCAGTTCTGCAACGGGCTATCCGTTACGGGCTGCTGGTCGGAGGCTCCGGTCAGCTTGGACTGCTACGCTTTTCTCGACTGCAGCAATGTTAGCTTCATCGGGAACACCGGAAAAGACGCTGTGTTGCGCACGGTGGCAACCGACGACGGTAGTACAACCAATGTCGCGTCCACTTGGAACAACTGGGTAGTGGCAAATAATGTGAGTCTCGGAGCCCCCAGTAACGAGTCATTTTACTTTGTGCCCGCCACGGGCAAGACCATCAACAACCTCGTGATAACCGGCAACACGGATAACGGAGGCACCGCTGCTACCTACATCTTCACGAACCGGCTCGGCGGCGTCTGCAAAATCGGCAACAACATCTCGGCTAACGGCAAGGCTATCGCCAACGGTGGTACCGGCACGACGCCCACGACCTTCAACAACAACTAACACTCCCATGAGTAAAATCCTACGCAAGTTCCAGCAGATCTTCGGTAACTCTCTCGCCGCCCCCAATAACATCGCTCAGTTCGGTTCGCTAAAGGCGGGCTCCCCGAACTACAGCCTCGACCCGGACATCATCCAAGGGCTCGCTGCGTTCCAGCAGGCATGGGGCGGTGCGATTGTCAACGCGCCGGGTGGTAACGCCTCTCCTGCGCTACAGGATATGAACGCGCTGTTTTACCTGCTCACACGACAGATGGCGTACTTGTTCCAGTCGGGTATTCCGGAATGGGATTCCCAGACGACTTACTATGTCGGATCATGGGTACTGGTGTCTGGTGCGCCGTTCATCAGCAAAACGGACAGCAACATCAACAACAACCCGCTGACCGACACCAACAACTGGCAGACGCTGGCTTCGACGCTGGTGAGCTCACAGGATGGTTCAGCCAAAGCATGGGTTTGCTTCAACGGCCAGACGGGCAGTATCTACAGCCAGTTCAACGTGGCTTCGGTTTCCAAGACTGCCACAGGCTGCTACGTGATCAATTTCAACACGGCTCTTCCGAACAACGCTTATGCGTTCTCGGGCTCCGCTGGTACGCCGAACGGCGGGGCTTTTATTCCAGGCAACGACAACGAAATCGCAGGCGGCTTCTCGGGGCGCACCTCCATCCGAACGACTACGCAGCTCTCTGTGTTCTGCGTGGACCCGTTCAACAACGGTCTGGAAGATTCGGCCTGCATCAGTGTCATGATCATGGGCACTTCCGATCCGACCGGAAATGTGGTTGGTGGCGGTGGCGGCGGTGGCGGCGGTGGCGGTGGTGGCGGTGGTGGCGGCCTTCTCGGTTAAAGGAGATTCTAGCCATGCCTACATACGAACAAGTCCCGATCCGGCTTCAACTGAAGTTGCTCAGCAATCCACCAGTTCCGCCGCTAGATCTCCTCACGGGCATGGCCCCGAGGATCTGGCGCGGACAGGCGGCATCGTTCCAGCTTGGCTGTTTCGACGGATTCGACGCCCCGGTAGACCTCTCCAACGTGGCCTACATCATGATCGCCTTTCAAGCCGATCCGGAGGCTACGGTGCCGCTCATCGCCCGAGCGGTTTCCCGGGCGGATCCCAGCTGGTCAGATTTGGTTTCGGCCCTTGGCTGGGTGGCCGGTACGGAGCAGAACGGCATCATCGCCTTCAGTGCGGTGGACATGAACGTCTTCCCCTTCTCCAGTAACGGCCTTGCCGAATACTGGATGACGGTGCAGGCTATCACAACGGCGGGTAACGCGCTGGTCTATGGCGCGGGGGCGTTTAATGTCTACAATGCTCCGCTGAGTCTCAATCCCGGCACGGTGCTTATGCCCGGCCTATTGCCGCTCAACACCGTCACCGTACTCGCGCTCCTCGGCTATGCGGGCGGGCAGAATTACCTCGATGGTATTCCGACGACCAATCAGCCGGTCAACTGCATCGTCGAATACGTTGACCCCACCTCCGGTCAGTTGCAGGGGTGGCGATTAGAGGCCTCTACTCATCCCACAGTCGCGGGTGCATACCAGCGGCCTTTAGACTACTCCGACACCAATCAGAAAGTCTGGCGCAACCTCTATTAACATGAAAAAGATTCTCCTATTTGCATTTTTGCTCCCGGTGCTCGTACTGGGGCAGACCGTGTATCCCTCCTACAAGAACGTCCAGCGGCGGACCGACAACGGCTCCAACGCCATTGATAGCTCCCTGACCGTCCCCTCTGGTGAAAGTTTAAGCGCGACAGGCACCGGCCAAATTATCGCCACGAATATCGCCCCCGGAGGCACTGTTCCGTGGAGCCAGATCACCAGCACACCCACCACTCTTTCCGGTTACGGCATCACAGACGGCGTGAGCACCTCGAGCAGCTACGCTAATCCGGCATGGATTACCTCGCTCGCTTGGAGCAAGATTACGGGTGCGCCGCCCTTTATCGCCGTGTGGGGGCAGATTACCGGTACCCTGTCCAACCAGACCGACCTCCAGACCGCGCTGAACGGCAAGGAGCCTTCGCTGGGCGACCCGAGCGTGAACGGCTATGTCCTGAGCAGCACGACCGCCGGGGTGCGCTCATGGGTGGTCCAGCCGACCGTGCCCTCGACTTGGCCTTGGAGCAGCATCACTGGCACCCCGACCACGCTGTCGGGCTATGGCATCACGGATGGCGTGAGCACCTCGGGCAGCTACAGCAACCCCTCGTGGATTACCGCGCTGGCCTACTCGAAGCTGACCGGGGCACCGACCACTTGGGCATGGTCATCCATCACCGGCACCCCGACCACCTTGAGCGGCTATGGCATCACTGATGGGGTCTCGACCGGCAGCAGCTACGCCAACCCCACTTGGCTGACCTCGCTGGCCTATTCCAAACTGACCGGGACACCCTCTTCCCTACCGCCCTCGGGCACGGCCTCCGGCGACCTTTCTGGCAGTTATCCCAGTCCCACGGTTGGCGGTCTGCTGGGCAAGGCTCTCCCGACCCTCGCGTCGGGTCTTTTGCGTTACAACGGCACTGCTTGGGCCTTTGATGCCAGCAGCTATGCCCCGGCCACCTCGGGCACCAGCATCCTCTATGGCAACGGCACTGGTGGGTTCAGCAACGTCACAGTTGGCTCGGGCCTGAGCTTCAGCGGCGGCACCCTGATGGCCACCGGCTCGGGCGGCACTGTCACCTCGGTCTCCGTGGTGAGTGCTAACGGACTCGCGGGCACGGTCGCCACCGCCACCACGACCCCGGCCATCACCCTCTCCACCACCGTCACCGGCATGGTCAAGGGCAACGGGACGGCCCTGAGCGCGGCCACGGCGGGCACCGACTACCAGACCCCGCTGACCTTCTCCACCGGCCTGACCATTACCTCGGGCACCGTCACGGTCAACACCAGCCAGAACATCGGCACCTTGTCGAACCTCACGACCAACGGCTTCGTGAAGACCTCGGGCGGCACCGGGGCATTGAGCATCGATACCAACACCTATCTGACCACGAGCGCAGCCGCCAGCACTTACCAACCTCTCGCCACGAACTTGACCAGCCTCTCCGGCCTGACCTATGCCTCCACGAGCTTCGTCAAGATGACGGCAGCAGGCACCTTTGCGCTGGACACCAGCACCTACCTGACCGGCAATCAGAGCATCACTTGGACGGCCAGTGGCGATGCCAGTGGAACGGCCTCGGGGGCCACTTCCCTTTCCCCCAGTCTGACGGTCACGGGGCTGCGCGGTTCGGTCCTTCCCGTCCTTTCGGCGGGCCTCTTGCGATACAACGGCACCGCTTGGGCCTTCGACACCAACACATACCTGACCGGCAACCAGACCATCACTCTGTCGGGCGATGTCAGCGGCTCGGGCACGACGGCCATCACCACGGCCATTGGCGCGGGCAAGGTGACGAACACGATGCTCGCCAACAGCACCATCGGCATCGCTGGCAACAGCACAGCCTTGGGCGGAAGCGTCACTCAAGACCAGATTACCGGCTTGTCCTCGACTGGCCTCGTCAAGCGCACCGGAGCCAATACGCTGGCGATTGCAACGGCGGGCACGGATTACGAAGTTCCGTTGACGTTCTCTACTGGCCTTACCCGCACGGTAAATACAGTCACAGTAAATACCAGCCAAAACATCAGCACGCTGTCTAATCTGACGAGCAATGGCTTTGTAAAGACCTCGGGTGGGACTGGTGCCCTTTCGGTTGATACAAACACATATCTGACGACCACCGGCAACGGCTCTGGTCTTACAGGTATTACTGCTACACAGGTTGGCTTGGGCAGCGTCACGAATGACGTCCAGACCAAAGCCAGCATTGTCCCCAACACCGTTCCTTCGGCTGGTCAGATTTACGTTGGTAATGCGGGTGGCACGGCGTTTGGCGTGGTTTCGCTGTCGGGCAGCGGCGCAACAATGTCCATGTCCTCGGCGGGCGTTCTCAGTATTTCGGCGATTGCCAACGCTTCGCTGTCCAACTCGTCTATCACGATTGCCGGGACAAGCACGACCCTTGGCGGTAGTATCACGCAGGATACCATCACGGGTCTAAGCTCTACCGGCATTATTAAGCGGACGGGGGCTAACACGCTGGCGATTGCTACGGCTGGCACGGACTATCAATCAGCAATCACCTTTGGCACCGGCGTCCAAACCGCGCTAGGTGTAAATGTTGGCACGGCTGGTTCGGTTGTTGTGAATGGCGGCGCACTAGGCACGCCCTCCAGCGGCACGGTCACCAACCTTACCGGCACCGCTTCTATCAACATTAACGGCACGGTGGGCGCAACGACAGCCAACACGGGCGCCTTCACGACCCTCAGCGCGTCGTCGACGGTGAGCGGGACGGGCTTCTCGACGTACCTCGCCAGCCCGCCGGCGATCGGGGGAACTACGCCGAGCACGGGCGCTTTCACGTCGCTGACCTCCAAAGTGTCAGGCCAAACCAACGCTATCTTGCTCAGCAATCTTTCCGCTTCAACGACCTATGGGGTTTTGAGTTTTAACAATTCCAATGTTTTTGCGTCGGGGATCTCCCTATCAGGCGGAGGCGGTAGCGACGTGAGTTTGTATTACAACACTCCTACGGGCGGGTCTCACCTATTTTCCGTCAACGGCGTCACCGTTGGGACTTTGACTTCTACGGGTATCAATTCGACGCCAATCGGTGCCACGATCGCAAGTACCGTGGCGGCGACGACACTGAGCGCCTCCTCAACAGTTAGCGGGACGGGCTTTTCCACCTACCTCGCCAGCCCGCCGGCGATCGGGGGAACTACGCCGAGCACGGGCGCGTTTACCACTCTTTCGGCTTCTTCAACGGTAAGCGGAACCGGCTTTTCAACTTATCTTGCGTCTCCTCCGGCAATTGGTGGAACGACAGCCGCAGCGGGTTCATTCACGACGCTTTCCGCAAGTTCGACGGTGAGTGGCACGGGCTTCAGCACTTACTTGGCGTCTCCTCCGGCAATTGGTGGAACGACAGCCGCAGCGGGTTCATTCACGACGCTGGGCGATTCTATCGGCAACGTCCGCATCATCCCGCAGAACTCGCAGAGCGCAGCCTACACGCTGGTCGCAACTGATTCCGGCAAGCATATCCTGCACCCCAGCGCAGACACGACAGCCCGCACGTTCACCATTCCGGCCAACAGCAGCGTGGCTTTTGCCGTTGGCACAGCCATTACGTTCGTCAACCAGAACAGCGCGGGCACCGTCACCATCGCCATCACATCGGACACCATGCGTTTGGCGGGTGCTGGCACAACCGGTTCTCGTACCCTTGCGGCTAACGGTGTCGCCACCGCGCTGAAGATCGCCACGACGGAATGGATCATCAGCGGAACGAACCTCAACTAAGCCATGAAAGCCCTACGCCTCCTCCTCGCGCTCGCGATCGCGGCGCTTTGTTGTGCATCCACGCAGCAGATCTTCCTCGGGGCGAGCCCCCAGTCCTACACCGTATACACCTGCGTCGTCGCGGGCGGAGGCGGCGGCGGCGGGTCGACCCAGCCCTACGACAACAACGGCGGAGGTGGTGGTGGCGGCGGCATCGTCGTCAATTCAACCTACACCGTGACGCCAGGGACCGGCGCGATCACCGTGACCGTGGGCGGCGGCGGATCCGCGGGCGTGGGCGGGACGGGCGGCAACGGCGGCAATTCCGTCTTCGGGTCCCTGACCGCCACGGGCGGAGGCGGAGGCGGCTACGACTCGACGGGCAGCCCGGGCGTGGGCGGCGGCGCAGGCGGCGGCGGCGGCTGGAACTACAATACGCAGGGCAATGGCGGCGCCGGCACGAACAACCAAGGCAAGCCCGGCTTCGCATCGGACACGGGCGGAACCGTTTTTGCGGGCAATGCCGGCGGCGGCGGCGGCGGCAGCCCGGTCTATACGGGCTCGCAATCGGGGACCACGGTCCAGCTGAACGGCGGCGCCGGCTACCAGGCCATGAACGCCGCGACGGGCAGCACGACCTACTACAGCGGCGGAGGCGGCGGCTGCGGCAACAACGGCGTCGGCGGGACCGGCGGCCAGGGCGGCGGCGGGGCGGGCGGATACACCGCGGGCAGCTTCCTTAATGGCGGCTATGCCACCGCGAACACGGGCGGCGGCGGAGGCGGAGGCGGCGCCTTCTGGGGCGGCAGCGGAGCCGGCAACGGCGGCGGCGGCGGATCCGGCGTCGTGATGATCTGGTACACCGGCGCCCAGCGCGGGACCGGCGGCACGGTCACCTCGGTGAACGGCGGCACGCTTCACACCTTCACGAGCAGCGGCACGTACACGCCCTGATAAACTTCTGACTTGTGCCAATGACAACGCCCACCTACACACCGGCCGTGGATTACCTCCAGAAAATCTGGCCTTTCATTCCGCTGCTTCTTGCGGTTTTTCTTTTCTGGCTGGCGGTCCGGATCCGCAACGACGTCCAGCCAATCGTGGTGAACGTGATCAACGGCGTGGCGCGCCAGGCCGGGACGGACGCGACGACGACAACGGTTTATTTCTCGGCTTACTGCAATTACACCACCTCGCCCGGCAACGCCAAGGCGTTCGGAATGATCCGCGCGCGCCGCATCAGGTAATTTCCCATGAGTGGCCCAAACGACGTGGCAATTCACCGTTCCCCTATTCACTAAAGACTTTACATTCTCCACTTCTCCAACTACCTCGTCTACCCATGATTATCAAGAACAGTACAGCCCTTCAACTCTGGCTTGGCGGGGCTATCTCCGCCTTCATCGATGGATTCCTTGATGGTTGCCCCGTGGGGGCTCCAGCGGGTGCCGGTATCGCGGCGGCGGACGGTCAGCTGCCCACGACCATGGTTTTCGACCATCATGTTTTGATCACCGTCGCTCATGTGCTCGCGGTTCCGTTCTTCTCGGGGCTGGCCGACGTCCGCGCCTTCAAGAAGGACAACCCCTTTCCCAACATCTTCGCGGCTCCGCAGCCGCCTCCTCCAACATCAACGCCCGCTATCTAACATGAAACGGTTCCTAGTCCTTGTTCTCCTCGTCCTCGCCGGGTGCACTTCTGCGCCCGTTGAACCCACTTCCAATCAGCAGCTCGTGGCCAATGCTGTGGAAGATGTTATCAGCGTTGGTCTCGTGCCCGTCCTTACCAAGAACGCCAGCTACATTGGTGCGGCGGAAGCAGTAGCAGCTGGGTTGGGCTCCTTCAGCGGAGACACCCTCACGGCAGACGATGTTCAAGCCTTCCTCGGTAAAACCTCGCTCTCCGAACAGGACGCCAAGACTGTGGCGGGCCTCATCAATGCGGCATGGGCTACCTACCAGAAGCGTTACGCGCAGCAAGTCTCGGCCAGCGTCCGGCCTGACGTGAAACTCTTCCTTACCGCCGTCGCCAATGGCATACATGAAGCGGTAGCGGCGGTGCCCAAGAGCTAACCCAGATGCTCTCGGCTCTGATAGATCTTTTCGCGAACCTGTTCGGCTTCGCCCGAGGCCGACAGGACGCGGCTAATACCCCGGAAATAAAGGCGAACGTCTCGGCCAAAAAGGCAGCGGACGCCGAAGCCCGGATTACCGACGAGGTCAAGAACCAGAATCTCGACGGGTTACGAAAGGATCTGGCTGAATGACCAGACTTGCTGTCATCCTTCTCTGCTTGGGCCTATCTGGGTGCACAGTCGCTCCGGATATTCTGCCACCCGCAGCGCAGGCTAGTTACGACGGCAACGCGCAGAATAGCGGATTGGTCGGGTTCACCCCTGATGGCGGTGCCCTGATTACGACCCATGCCCGCGACCGATACAACGCGCTCGTAGCTAAGTACGGCAAAAACTACACACCGCCGCTCCAACCCGACGTTGGTCTAGAGCCGAGGAATGGTCTTTACCACATCGACGCACAGCACCTCGTGTACTTCGCGGAGATGAACCTTAAAAACCGCTCCAATACCGACCCATGATTCTCACCCATCTTCGCGCCAATGCCGTATCCCTTGCCATGACCTCCGTATCGGGAGTGAGTGCTCTTACCGCATGGCAGGAGCATCTCGACTGGGGCTTTAGAATCATCGCCTCTATTATCGCCATTCTCGCGGGCATGACCGCCCTCCACGACTGGCTCAAACGGCACAAAAAATGAAAACCAACTGGGGCGAGGTCCAGAGAAACGAAAGTGCTCGGGCGCATGCCGAGGCGATCCGGGCTAAGGACGCCCTGATCAAACAGTACTCCAAGGAGCTCCAGGAACGGCAAGGGCAGCTCGATCTGCTACTTGCCTTGAAGAAGCAACGGGTCAATCCACCAGTATTGGTGCCCGCCGCTCCTAATCGCGCCGAGGCAGTGGCGTTCGCCATCGCCTCCGACTGGCACTGCGAGGAGACTGTTCGGGCCGATAGCGTCAACGGGCTGAACGAGTTCGACCTCGCAATCGCTGAAGTCCGCATCCAGAAGTTCTTCAACTCGATCGTCCGGCTCACCGAGATCGAACGGGCAGGCACTCAGATTGACACCCTCGTCCTCGCCCTTCTAGGCGACCTGATTACAGGGTACATCCACGAGGAGCTGCAGGAGACGAACGGCCTCTCCCCCGTGGAGGCGATCCTCTGGGTCATGGAGCGCGTCATCTCTGGAATCCGCTACTTGCAGGCTGCGGGCGAGTTCAAGCGCATCATCGTGCCCTGCTGTTACGGCAACCATGGTCGCACGACCAAGAAGCCCCGCCATGCTACCGGGGCCGCGAACTCCTTTGAGTGGCTCCTGTACCACATGCTGGCGAAGGCGCTGCCAGAGCTGGAATGGCACATCGCCACTGGATACCATGTCTACATCGAGGTGTTCGGCAAGAAAATCCGCCTTCACCATGGCGATGCCATCCGGTACGAGGGCGGCATCGGCGGGCTGACCATCCCGCTGGAGAAAGCCATCGCCGCATGGAACAAGGCCATGGTCGCCGACCTCGATATCCACGGCCACTGGCACACCCAGATGCAGACCCCGAAGGTCGTCAGTAACGGCTCGCTGATCGGCTACAATGCCTTCTCGTTACAGATCAAAGCCCCCTTTGAACCTCCGCAGCAAACCTACTTCCTGCTTGATTCCAAGCGGGGGCGGACGGTCACGGCTCCCATCACCTTAACATGACCAACTGGAAACACCTCGTGGAAAAGACTCAGGAAAAACTGTACGTCCTGCCCGAAGGCTGGGACTCCAAAGAGACCGTCGCCCAGCAGATTGGTTGCAGCCCCGAGCGGGTCTCCCAGTTGCTGGCTCCCGCCGTGAAAGCCCGCACCGTTGAGGTGCGAGCCTTTCCGGTCTGGGACAAGGTCACGAAACGAGTGAACCGGGTGACTGCGTATCGGGAGACGAAGAAGGCGTCGTAGGGTACTCGAGGTCGAGAAGCAGCTCCAAGTAGTGGATGGCCTTCTCGATGTCCTGCCGCCCGTTCTTCTGGCGGTGCCGGACGATGTACTTGATGGCAGCGGCTTCGCACCAGAGGAGCTTGTTCCTTTGGCAGAACTCCACGTGCTGGATAGGCATCTTGTAGTGAGTGCCTCCGACTTGTTTTTCGAGCGCGTTTTTCATAGTGGGGCAAGACCGTTGTTGTAGTGCATGTAGACCGCGTCGGCCCGCTGCCAGACGTCTTCAGGCACGACCTCCGTAAACTTGACGCGGGCTACCCGATACGCCCCCACCCAACGGCGGTACACCGGGCCGCATTTCTCCTCGTGTATCGCACACCAGATGAGCCCCTCAAGGGTGTCGCAGATCTTAAGGACGGCCTGCTCCTCGGGGGTGAGCTTGGATTCCGGGAGGATCGTCTCTTCGGCGCGGGCAGCAGTCTCAAACTTATGGAGTATTTCCCGAATCTCGGGGTGAGCCTTTTTGAAGGTGAACGGGATGTCGCCCGTGAAATACTCCCCAGCGTCGTGCAGGAGGCTCTCCACGAGCAATGCAGACGACGCCTTGCCCCCGGTAAGGTACAGGGCTAGGGTGGCTACCCCATAGGCATGAAGGCCCACCGTTTGCGGCTGGACCGAAGTGGCGGCATGGTAGCGTATAACTCTCCCTGCCTCCAACGTGTTACGAAGATTCTGGATCATTTTTCTCTCCTTTTGAGCCACTGAGTGGCGGCTTTTCTCCAGTCGTCGGCCAGGATGGACAACGCAAGGAAGTGGGCATGAGCGAGTTCGCCATGTTTGTAGTGCCACCATGCTTTGACCATGGGGACGGCGACGTCCTTGATGAACGGCTCGGTGTAACCGATGTCGCGGAAAGCGTCGTTCCGCCCGGCTACGAGGGCGTCAAGCTCGCTCATGAAGTGGTACATCTCGACCTCGAACACCCCCAAGTTCTCGAAGAGGGAGACCCGGTTGAGGTCGTTCTCCGAATACGGGTCGGGGGCGAACACGGTGTTGCACATCGAATACCACTTCGGGTTCTCCGGGTACACGTGCAGGTTGTTGGAAATATGCCACCATGGGCCTTGGGGCCGACCCAGAGCTAGCGCGACATACTCCTGAAAGAAGGAGAGGTGGACGATGTTGGCTCCGCTCACCCCACCCCAGATGGCGTCATTTGAGCGGTTGAAGGTGGTCATGCAGAGCGCGTTCTTGCGGATGCTGAACAGGAGCGCAAGGTTGCAGGCTTTGTCCTTGGTCTGGCGGCGCAGATCGCGGGCGTCCCAAAGGAGCGCAACTTCCTGACGGCTATCCGGGTTGGCGCGGAGCCCTTCGATGACCAGACTCAGCTGGTCGCCGTAGGTCTCCCGGAGTCGAGTACCGTAGAAGGCATTGTAGATCTTACCGTCGTCAGTGTAGCTGAGCATGTTCTTGGCGAAATAGCTCAGGATCGGCACCGAGTTGGTGTTGGAGAGCATCGCCAGCGACTCGATGACGTGGAAAAATGGGTTAGCATCACGGGTGAAAGAGAAGTTCACCCGCTCCCAAGGATGGGTGAGACAGATGGAGACGGGCTCGGGAAAAGCGAGCACCGGGCCGTTGCGGGAGGCCATACGATCTCCTTGGTTGAGGAGCCGTTTGTACACTACGGGCATCAGCGTGTTGGTATTACGGGAGTGAATTTCCATGATAGTGGCGGAGGGTGGGTTTCTTTTGCGCAAAGAGTTGGTCTTGGGCGCGACGGTACTTATCAAACTCGCAGAAGCAGTTGGAAAGGTTGTTCGGGTCGAGGAAAACCTCGGCGAACTCGTCCGGCATCTCTTTGCGGATGAGCATCAGCTGCCGGGTGTACCAAGGTAAGGGGGCAGTCTGCTCAAGGTCAAGGCCATAATATCGGTTGATGCCGCGCTTGGTACCGGGGCCAGCCAGTACGAACATCTCCCAGTCGATGAAGGTGCGGCCCCACCGGGGCATATAGCGGAGGTCAGTGCAGATCTGGTTGGCGAGGAAGTCCCCGAGGTTCTTGACCGTCATCAACTTCTCGGCCACGTTGACGAGGGAAACGCAGTAGGTGAAATCGAGCCGCAGGACGGCGGGGATAACGGTTTCGAGGTAGTAGCTCACCACGCGGTGGCCCTTGCCCTCGCCCCGGACGGGCATCATGTACGCTCCGCGCATGACCTTGTTGCCCTGAGCCTCGTACTGCTCGAGATGGCGAGCGGCCAGCGTTGGGTTCTCTACTGGGATGATTACCTTCAAAGCCGGAGGATGGTTGAAAATCCGGGCCACCGTCAACTGCGTCACGACAAAGTTGCGGGAGCTGTTCTGGAACCGCAGCCGGACGTTCTCGTGCACCCAGCGGGTGACGGCATCGTCCTCGCGGTTGACGTTGCAGAAGTGGTGGCTGGCGAGGAGGGGGTCAGTTGAGTGGGGGCCGGGGCCACCTACGACCTCCTTGTGTAGCCGCATCCGCTCGCGGGCGCGGAGGAAGGCGATGAACTCCTCACGGAGCAAAGGAAACAGCTCGTTCATAGCAGCCCCCAATTCGCCATGCCGTACTCGTATGCCTTCTTCCACTGTACGCGGACGTCCGTCCGATTCCAAATACCGCCTTTGGTCTTGGTCTCCTTGGTCTCGAGAGAAACAAAGGCCGGGTACAGAGTCTGTAGAGCTTTGGCATCGTACCCATCACCCAATTCCTCGCGCAAATCGTGACAGCCACCGGGCGAGTTGCTGCCGAAGGCGTCGCCGATGTACAGTTGACAGTCAATGGCGTTCGGGTATCCATGTGTCAGGAGGTACAGAATCATGTTGTAGTCCTCAATATTCGGGACGGAGGCGAAGCGGAAATCCGGGCAGTTCTTTCGAAAGAACTCGACGTTGAATCCATGCCAGCGATTGCACCGGGTGCATTCGAGGATGCGGTGCAAGTATTTGATGTGGGCCTCGCGCCGATCGCCCGCCCCGAAGTGGGGATAGATATCGAGCATGAACGCACAGCGCGCCAATGCCTCATGCATCTCCTCGGGGGTGATGCCGCGCAGGTTATACTGGTTGAAGTTCTTCAAGACGTTGACGGTGATGTCGTCGTCTAGGGAGAGCATCTTCTTGGTGGGGCAGTTCGCCATCAACCAGTCCATTGTCTTGCCGAGGTTATCTACTTCGGGCGGCAGCACTAGCTTCTCGACGGGGCTATCCTTGACACGGTCTTTATCCCGTTCCTGAACGACCAGCCGGGTGTACGGGTACCATTCAGGCGGGATATACTGAAAGGTGACGATCTTGTCACGCTTATACGTGCGGATGTAGATGGTGAAGTCAGGTGGGATGTTCATTGGTGGGGAGAAAGACGGAGGAGTTGGGCGTGGACGCGGTGCCAGTAGGCCACGGTGTGCGGATTGCGCCAGCCGTGTGGCCCGCCATTCCAAATGCGAGCGTAATCCTCCAAGGTCGGCTCGTGGCCGAGCTGAGCACCATAGTGCTGAAGGTACACGGTAGCAATCCGGATGGCCTTATCTCGGTCGAAAGCATCTACGTGCTTGTAGCTGCGGCCTGTAAGACGATTAACGTCGAGGACGACCTCGCGGTGAATCTGCAAGCAGCCGAGAGCTTGCTGGTGGTCACCGATGGCAAGGTCGTTGCCACCGGATTCCACCTGAATGAGTGCGGCTAGGAACAAGGCGGAAATCATTGGGAGAATGGACCGACGTCCAGAATGGTGCTCGTGCGCCAGACCTTGATCAGCTTGAACGCATAGCCCGTGGAGCGAACTGTGGTAGGAGTATTCATCGAATAAACCTATGGAGTTTATTCAGGGAAAGGTAAAGTTTTATTTTTCGAGAAGCTTCCGAAAGTTTGTAAGTGCTTGGAGCAAGGCGCGTTGGCCCACATCTTTTTCGCGGAGGGTTTCGATTACCGCATCGTCTATGGTGCCGGGACAGAGAATCCGGACGATGTTCGTCAGCTGGGTCTGACCCTGCCGCACGACGCGCCCATTGAGCTGATCGTAGAGCTCGCGGCTCCACGTGGGGCTGTACCAGATCACCGTCGAGCCTCCGTATTGCAGATTCAGCCCGTGCCCCACCGATTGCGGATGCACCAGCAGCCGGGCGATCTTCCCAGCGTTCCAGAGCTTCTCCAGCTCGGACTGGGCCTTCGGGGTCTTGTAGTCGACAAAGGCTACAGAGCCGGGAATCTCGCGCAGCTGAGTCAGCTCGTGCTGGTAGTTGTACGCGATCAGCACAGGCTCCGGGTGCTTCTTCAGGTAGCCGGTGAGAGCTTTGTACTTGGCATCGTGGAGCCGCACCACCTTCCGGTTCTCATCGTACACAGAGCCGCTCGTCACCTGCAGCAGCTTGTTGACCAGCACGGCAGCGTTCGCCGCCACAATGACGTCCTCGCCATCCCCGATAGATAGGAGCAGCTCCTTCTCCAGCTCCTTGTATTGAGCTGCAGCCTCGTCTGTCAGCCCGACTTCGAGGTCGGTGACGACCGTATCGGGAATCTTGAGGAAGTCGCTGGAGAGAAGCGTCAGGGCTAAATCAGCGATCTTGCCGTAGATAATCTCCTCGGCACCGGGCAGCGGTTGCCAGTCGTACTCCATATAATCCGTCGGATAGAAGTATGTCCGCTTGAAATGGTCGAAAGAGCGGCCCAGCCGTTGGCCGTCATCCAATAGCCGCACCTGAGCGAACAGTTCGAGCAGCGAGTTCGGCGTGGGGGTGCCGGTTAACCCCCAGCGGCGCACGTGGGGCGGGAGCATTTGCCGGAACCCGTTGATGCGTTTGCTCTGGTGGTTCTTGGCCCGAGTTAGCTCGTCGAACACCACAACATCCATTGGGTGCTCCTCGAAGTGGTCGGCCACCTTGGGCAGCATCTCGTAGTTGCAAAGGTAGACGTCCGCGGTACCTTCGAGGAATGCCTTCGTACCCTCCTTCTGGCGCAGGTTGGCGACCTTCAGGTGAGAGAACTGGGGCCACTTCTCCACCTCGTTCGGCCAAGTCAGGTTGCAGACCCGCAGCGGAGCCACGACCAGCATGTTGCGGGCGCACCCAAGGGTGCGGAGACCCTCGAAGGCGGTCAGCGTGGAGAGCGTCTTGCCCAAACCGAGCCCCATGAACAGAGCGGCTCGGTCGTGTTTGAGCAAGTGCTCCACAGCTAATTGCTGGTAAGGGTGCAGTTTCACAGATGCCAGTCCAGCCAGCTGGAAAACGATTCAAAGTCCCAGAAAACGTCCGCCGGGAGACCCCGTTGCCGGAGTTGTTTTAGCTCGTGTTGCTGCAGTGCGCTCACTCTGCCACCCGGTACCTTGATTTCCGCAAAGGCGACCCGGCCATTCGGGAATACCAGCATGCGATCTGGCACCCCCGAACGACCGGGCGATACGAATTTATAGCACAGCACACCATTGCGTTTGCAATGCGCTACGATCTTCCGCTCTAGTTCCTTTTCAAGCATATGCGGATGTGCTCCCGGAGTTGCTTGAGCTCGAGACTTTTAAGCCGAGCGGTCAGTTTGGAGAGGATCTGCTCGCGTCCCTTGTTAGTGATCTCGATGAGGATCAGCTTCTTGATGTCCTCCGCCGACATCTGGTTCAACAGGAGGATTTCATTAAGGTGGTTCCAGCCCCCGAGGTGGGGCTTGAGCCGCTTGAGATCGTCGCTGCCGACAGTCGTTTTGAGAGTGTGACTGAGCTCTTGGATGGGGCTCACGGTGGGTTATTCCTTCTTCTGGGATTTCTGCACCGCCCGCACCATCTCGGACATCTGGAGCTGGGCGTCCAGCATCTGCTGGGTGACGGTGTCACGCTGCGCCCGGAGATCTTTGATGACCGCTTCCAGCGCGGCATTGCGGATAGCCAGTTCGGTGTTGCGAGCCGTCAGCTCGGCGATCTGGTCTTTTTCGGACTTGATTGGGGCCACCGGAGCCGGGTCTGCCGCAAACGCCGCAGAGGTGAGCGAGAGGAGAACAACGAGGATGTACTTTTTCATTTCTTGTAGTAGGGGACGATTTTGCCTTCAGCTTTGATAGGGAGTCCCTCCGCCCACGAAGGCAAATCAGTGAGCGAGGAGACGAAAGACTCGAGCGGGCCGTAGGCTCGGCCAAGGGCTTGGTCGTGCACCAGTCCCCAAATAGTGTGGCCCCGCTTCTCGGCGGTTACGGCCCCATGGGCCATGAGGTCGGCAGCGGTGGCCTGCGTAGCATTCTCGGCGAGCTTTCCGCCGTAGAGCTTCACGCGACCGTACTTGGTGGTGCCGGGGAGCTGACCGTAGTAGGTGATGGAGTGGCGATCATCGCCTTCCAGCTTCTCGATTCGGGGGTGAGGATAGGCGAGGTTGCGGCCCGAGGGCAAGGCCATCAACATGTACGGAATTTGGCCCACCCGGATGGTGCGGAAGGTGACCCGGCCTGCCTTGAACACTCGGTTGGGCGTAGCGATCGCTAGCCGAGCCGCCGCATCGCAGTCGTCCCAGAACTGGACAACCTCGCTATGGGAATCTCGATAGGCCAGCACCGCTCGCTCGGCAAGTTCATCGGGGAGCCGCACCCGACCTTGGTCCCAAGCGGTCTTCTGGAATTTGGGCCACCACATGCCGAAGCCGCACCCTAGCACGGTGCGCTTTCCCAGCTCGCGCTCCGGGGATGGATTCTTGATCTGGTCCATCGAGCGGTTGTAAATTATGCTGGCCATGTAGCAGTAGCTATCAATGCCCTTGCGGAACCGCTCGAGAGCGTCCTCCTGCCCGGCTAGCCAGCAAATGATGCGGGCCTCGATAGCGGCATAGTCTACATCGAACATCGGGCAGGTGATATCGTGGATGAAGTTGCGGATGCAGTTGGCAATCGCCTCGAGCGGGTTGCCGTACACCATCTCCAGCTCCTCGGCGGAGGCACCCCGACAGAGCAGGGCATACACTCCATCGGCATCCTTGATAGTCGGACGGCGGAAATTCTGGGGTTGAACCTTCTGACCCGTCCAGCGGCCTGTGCCGGCACCGTGGTAGAGGAACATGCCTCGGATGAACCCATCGTCACAGACGCAATCGAGCATGGTCTGTACCTTCTTGACGGCGGCGAAGCTGACCTGCTTGTAGAGGAACAGGATTCGGCGTGCAATCGCGTTATCCGGCTCGGCCTCAGCCTCCCATTCCTCTTCCTCGGCCTCCTCGTGGTAGGCAATCGCCTCGTCCAGCGTCTTGGACTGCATGTTGGTCAGCTTCACGCCGTAGATCGATTCCAGCAGGTTTTTGACCTTGTCCCGCTGGGTGGGCTGGAGACCCGTGAGTTCTACAAATTCCTTGCTTACAGAGGTTTGCACTTCTTCGATGATCTTCTTGGCGTGTCGCAGCGCGGCCACGTTCACCGGGATGCCTCGATCGTTCATCCGGGCATCGAACAGGAAGGTCTCCAGCGGTGTACTCTTCAGCTCGAATGGCTTTAGGGCGGCATGTACCTCGCGCTCGCTGCGGACATCCTGTAGGCAGTATTCGCCGAAACGCAGGAACTTGTCCGGCTGGTCGTGAGGCTCGATAAACTCCCCGGTGGCCTTCTGCGGGATGCTGAACAGGCGGATGAGCTGGTAGCCCTCGCCGAATTTCTTCTGGCCGAGATTGAGGTCTTCGCCCACGTTGGCGAGGCTCGAGCGCAGCCCCGCCTTGCGAGCCAGAGCTGCCGTGCACCGCCACTTCTCTACCGGGGGTGGGTCCAGCCCCAGATCGGCTTTCATGCGGTACTTGGAAATGGCCCGCTCGAACTCGGCATTATGTGCCCAAAACAGAGCCTCATTATCGGCCAGAGCCTCTTGCAGCATCGCCAGTGCTGCTTTGCCACCGTTCAAGCAGTCCCACAGCAGCGGCTCACCTTCGTCCCGGGCGATAGCGAACATCAGAATGCGAGTGCTCGGGTCGGCAGCATAGCGATAGGCTCCAACCTTTTTCAAGTCGGCCCGGCTGCGGGTCTCATAATCGAGGTGATAGGTGGACATGGGGGAGGTTAAAAGGGTGTGGCCTCGATCTTCCGAGCCACGGCGGAGAGGTCTTCAACATACTTGCTCTTGCTCGGCTTGCCCTCCGCTAGCCGCCGCAGCACGCGCAGAATGTTCTGCCGACGCACGCAGGTATCGAACTTGCCCCGACGCACGCCTCGGCTGGAGGGGTGGTGGCCGCAGAGCCGACGGTACCAGCGCGGAGGAACATCCGCACACACGCGGATATGGTCCCAGTCTCGACGGTCAGCCCGCTTCGAGGGAGCTAACACTACAACGAGGGAGTGGGATTCCAGTTCTTCGAGCATCTGTTGAAAAGCCTCGGTCACGAGGGGAGAAAGTGTGGGCCACCACTGACGCTCGGTTGCCCAGTCTCGGTTAGCTAGTCGTTCGGTTCAATTCCAGCTAGCTACGGTAAGCATTACATCAGGCTGGAGCTGTCGGAGCCTTCCTCGTCGGCGAGGGGAGCGAACTCCTTGGTCGGATCAGCGGGCTTATCGCCGAAGGCCTCGCCATCCTTAACAAACTGGACAGCGCGGAGCTGGGCATTGACTCGCTTGCCGTACTCGTTATCCTGCGCCCAGAGGCGGATGGAAACATTGACGTAGCTACCCGCATATGGCTTGCCATCTTCCTCGGTGAGCGGCGTGAGATCGCGATTGACCACCGGGACGCGCTTGGCGTTGGACGCGGAGAGGAACACGACATCGGAGCCGTAGCCTTCCAGCTCCTCCTTTTCCGCACCGTCGCGGAGGCAGGGCTTCATGGCCTTCGGCACCTTGCCCGCGCCCCACTTCTCCTCGGCGACGGCCTTGATGCCCGCCTTGATCTTTTCGATCTGCTTGGCATCGGCCTCGTTGGAGAGCAGGACAGTGGCGGAGAACTTGGGTTCCTGATCCTTCTGGAAGGAACGCGCCTTGAACAAGGCGGGGAACGAGAGACGAACGTTATTGAGTTGGATATTCATGGGACTTAATGTAACAGGGTGTCTTGGGAATCGAGGTTGGTGAGTTCACTGACAGGGTTGGAATCGAGAGCAGGACGGGGGTCGTCCTCGGAAACAAGGGTGGGGGCACCCTCGGGCTTGGTGATGTTGGCTTCGAGCAGGTTCGTGAACCGAGTGCCGACCTCAATACTCTTGAGGAGCTTCTCGGTCTGAGCCACGCTGAGCAGCGACCGGGGCATAACCGCATCGATGGGGAACTTCTGGCGGAGAATCCGTTCGGCCTCCTCCTCGTTCACCCACTTGCGGCTGCTGCGCCCGGCGACCAGCTTACAGCCCGGAACGGTAAGTCCGTTGACGGCCATCTTGTAGCCGTGCTCGCGGACGTCGTCCAAGAACTTCTTCAGCGGGCCAGCCGCAGCGATGATCTTGCCGACCTGTTCGGGGCTGAGAGTCCCGATGTCGGGCAGCTCGATCACCGCCTTGATCGGCTCGGTCACCGCTGGAGGCAGATCCTTCAGCAACGACTGAGTCCGGTGAGAGCAGATGCTGGCGGCGGGGCAGAACCGGCAAACATCGTCCGACGGAGCGAATGGCTGATTGTCCGGGTCGGCTTGGATAGCCGCAGCAGTCTCACCGATGGTCGCACAGAACTCCACCAGCTCGAAGAGCCGGAGAGCCCAGAGGCGCACTACCCTCTTATCGCGGGCACGGGGCTGGTAGATGGCCAGCGTGACGAGAGTATCGCCGGGGAACTGGTCGTAGAGACCACTCTGCTCCAGCCAGCGGACAAAGCTCAGACCGTAGATCCCCAGCTGGGGATTGTTCTGAGCTTCAACCGAGATGCCTGCACCGTACTTCAGGTCACCGATGAAGATGCCCTTCGGGTTGACGATGCCTGCATCAATCTGGCCGTTGCGCCCAGCCATGTAGAACAGGGGGACTTTCTGCTCCACAATCAGAGCACCTCCGTCCAAGTGTTCTCGGACGAACTCCGCATAGCTCTTGGCGTAGGAGAGCATCTCCAGCGGGGCGTCGGCCACTGGCTGATTGTTCAGCAGATTGGCCGCGACTGCATGGGCCTGCGTACCCTCGTCAGCCCACTCAGAACTCTCCTGAGGCAGCTCGTCCGCGTGAGCGGCGATAAAGCCCGGAGAGCCTTTGCAGGCCAGCCAACGACTCGCCGCAGAGGGCGAGAGGTTAAGCGGCGAGGGCTTGGAGCTTGGCGAGGACATCGACGTAGGCGGTTTCAGGGAGAGCGGAGAGCTTCTCGACTTTGTACTCGGAGAGGAGAGCCTTCATCTTCTCCGCCTTGCCAGCGGAGATGAGCTGGGTGCCGACGGCTCGCAGCTGTTCGATGGTGACTTTGGCGGCGGTGTCGGTCGGGGCCGCAGCAGCCGGGGCAGCAGCCTCGGGCTTCGGCTGGGAATTGGTGGACTTCTTCTCCGCCTTGGGAGCGGGAGCGGGGGCAGCTTCCTCCGTCGCGGCGGGAGCAGCGAGGAAGGAGGCAGGCTTCAGACGGACGAGGGCTTCGAGAGCATCGGCGATACGTTCAATGTTACGTTCGAGTGACATATGATGTGGTGGGTTATGGGTTGACTGACGAGAAAGTTAGTCCTTAGCGAGAGCCTCGATGTGCTCGGCCACGGTCTTGATGTCGCGGATAGCGCACGACTCGTTAAGAGTAACCGCGCAGTCCGAGGGCAGGTTGTTGGCGGAGTGCACGAGGGTGTTGAATACCACCGGAGCAAGGTCGCGGGCGAGTTTAGCAGCGGCCCTCTGGCTGATGCAGCAGTGGAGCCAAGTGCCGCTCTCGGACTTGAGCAGAACTTCGATTACGGGGTGCTTGATGCCAGCGGCATCCACCCGGAAGGCATCAGCTACCTGATGCTCGGTGACCAGCGGGGAGTTCGTGTTGATTTGCACGGTAGGAATAAACGAGGCGGGTTTATGAGACAAACTTGTGAGGTTTGCTAGGAGAAGTAAAGCACTATTTTAGTCGAGAACGGAGAAATCGAGCACCTCAGCGGTGCGACCCTGCAGCCGCATCATCACTTCGCCGGGCACGCTCTTCTCACGGGTCACGAACTTCGAATTCATCTTGGCCCAAATACGGTGCCGCTCACCCTCAATTGTCATCCGGTGGAGCAGGATGTAACCCTGCTCGCGCAGGAGCATAGCCAGCGTCTGGTCGGTGAAGTGGGGAAGGTGGCGGGTGTCGAGCAGCTGCTTGAGACACTGCACCGAAATCAAATCCTCCTGCACGAGAGGATGGAGGTTATCTTTGAGAATGTCCACGAAGGCAGCGGTCAGTGGACTGGCGGAAGCCTCGCTTAGTTCCTTTAGGTACTTTGTAACCGGAGCATGGCCATGCGGATTGAAGTTGGTGCTCAATTCCCACTGTTCTAGCCATGCACGCAGGCCCGCAGCCCGGTTCCGCACGACATCCCAAAGGCGGTCGAAGTAGCCGGAGGGCAATTCCGATACCTCCAAGGCACTTTGCAGCGGGGAGTTCAGCACGAAGTAGCGGCGGTCGCCGGGACTAACCGCGAGGGAGTCGTGGTGGTTGGTAAACATCAGGTAGTTGCTGACGTTCTTGGTCTGGAAAGCGCGGATGTTCTTGTCGTTGATGGAGATGTAGTCGTTGCTGATACAGGGCTTTAGGGAGTTCATCACCTCGTAGCGGTTGTGGCCCACGACGCGAATCTCCTCGATAGCCACCAGCTGCGCACCCATGGCCCAGCCGTTGAACCCAGTGAAGATCAGCTCGGCACCAATCGAGCGCACATGTTCCCGGCCCAGCACGGCCCGCATCGCCTCGGCGATAACGGTCTTGCCGCAGCCTTGGGCACCCTGCACCAGAGTGGCCCAGCGGATCTTCCCACCGGGGCACTGCACATGGTAGGCAAGGAAGTCCAGCAGCAGCTGCTGGTACTCGGGCTCTTCAATCAGGTGGTGAATATGGTCATAGAACACCTCACCTGCGGCATCGGCATCGGTTGCGTCCGGTTCAGGGTGGGTGGGGATGTAGAGATTGACGGCCCGCTTCTTGCCGTTGCCGATGAACATCTCGGGATGCGCAGGGTCGTACATGTAGTCGTCCACGCGAGGGCACTTCAGCACGTTCAGGAGATAGTCCCGGGGACGGAGCACGGGCTGGCCACTATCCACATCCGTGGGCGTCATTAGCTGCACCGAGTAATACGCATCCAACACCTGAGGCTTGAAGTTGCGCCCGGTGTGCCGCTGAAAGAACTCGTCCTGTCCGGCTACATAGCAGATTCCCCTTGCCCACTGGGGGAGCTGAGCGTCGGGTGTAGCGGTAGCGGCCCCCATGTCGTGCTTGGCTGCAGCCCGCTCAATGCGGTGCATCGCATGCTTCAGCTCTGTCCGGGTGACCCGGAGGTGACGGCTGGAGAGAGCCTCGTGCAGAGTGCTGAGGAGAGTGCCCTTCTGGAGCGAAGAGAGCAGCGGAGCCGCCACGATTCGGGCCACACCCTGCTCGAGCAGCTCGTTGCCGGTGCGCTCGGAGCTCTGCATCCACCCTGCAATCTGGTCGTAGCAGCGAGTGGCAATCTGCTCGGCCTGCCGCCAGCCCGCAGAGGCAGCGCGGCGGAAAACGGAGCGCATCGTGACGGGGAGCCGCCCGCGAGGGTTCGACTTGAACGAGCTCCACTTGGCTGCGACCTCCTCCTCACCGGGATACTTATCGCCCTTAGAGGACCACTTGTTGAATAGATCGTAGGCCTGCGTCGCCTCTGGCTCAACCGGGAACTGGTGCCGGAGGGCGGCGGCTACCTCAATCCACTCCACATACGTGCAGTCCGGGTCTAGGTGCTCCAGCGCGTTGGCTACGTCCTCCAGCGTAATACCCTCGACCGAAGGGCGGAGGAAGTTGAGCGCCTCGGTATCGTTGGCTGTGTCGGGCGCGGAAGTGAAGTTGCCGGAGGGCGCAGCAGCTCCTACCACAGCTGCCGCCGTGACTGCCGCACCCTCCGGAACCGCAGCGATGAGCGGGTGGTTGTCCACCGGGTCGTCACCGCGAAATAGTGTAGGCAGGTACATGGGCTGCACTGCCACTTTGCTCTCCCCGGTTACGTTGCTGAGTCCCAGCAGCACCTCGCCTACCCAGCGCACTGCCTCCCCGTAGCGTTCCAGCGAGACCGCACTCGCACTCACTACTACGCGCAGCCGGGGTCTATCCTTGGTGCTGGAGGCAGTGGTGTAGGCGGCGAAGGCGTAGGGCGAAAGCCTCTCTACCAGCGACTGGGGTCGGGCCACGAGTGGGGCGGCTTGGTCGCTATCGTCGATGTCGAGGCAGAGTAGATTGCAATGAACCGCGCTCTCGTAGTTGCGCTTGCTGCGGATGGTCTTGAAGGCAGCGGGGGTAAAGTAGGGGACGCGCTTGCTAGCGTGACGCTGCTCCTTGGGGAGAGCCTGATACTCGGCCCGGCTATGGGTGGTGACCAAGGCAGGATTGCCGAGCACCTCCTTGACGAAGGCGGAGAAGTTGGTTTGGGATAGGGCGGAGACAGTGCCGAGGTCGGCTCCGGTGCCTCCGTAGTAGGGTGCAGGCGCGACAGACATGGGTAGGATGGTAGGGCGGGAAGGGAGAGCTACAGTTACTGGCGCAAGAAGTAAAGTCTTTATTTCAGCGGCCCGGTGTCTCGCCGAGAGCCTCCAGTGTGCGGGCAAGGCGGTCCGCGATTACATTGCTACCCTTGATGAGCACGTTAAGAGCCTGCTCCAGTCCTAGTACTCGCTGCTCTAGGCGGTCGAGCTTGGTCTCGAGTGCGCCCAGATGCAGCTGCGCGGGAGTCTCCTCGGCTCCTTCAGGTGCGGGGGCAACGGTGGGGCGGGCATAGGCGCGGCGGATACGCTCCGCCTCCTCCTCCTCGGATACGAAGTGGGAGTCCCCACGCTCGGTGGCGTCCGTCCATGCGATGGTCACCTGTTTGTCTGCGATGAGGCGGTGAGCCAGCCGAGAGCAATAGCCTCTAGCGAAGCCTGCGTCGGCCAGAACTTTGTTGAGACGTTGGTATTTCATACGGGCCAAATGTAAGGCAGTGTATCGGGCACGCCGAAGAAGTGTTGGGCGTAGTGGGTGGGGTCTTTGCGGAGCAGATTGGACTGGTGGCTGCGGCAGAATTCTTCGGTAAGCCAGCTCGGTTCGCTATTCGCTGGCGTCAGGTTGGTCATGCGGTCCTCGAACCAAGGCAGGAGTGTATCCTTGAAGCCACGTTTGCGCCACTCACGGCAGATGGTCACGCCATAGAGGGCGAGCGCGGTCTCGTGCCCACGCCACATGCGCACGGCAGGGTGGTGTTGCCAGCCATAGGTGGGGTCGGTTAGAGCGAGGAGGATTTGCTTGGTCTCCACGCGCTGCTTGCCGAGACGGCGATAGTCTAAGCACTCAGCCGAAGCGGTGTAGGAGCGAAACGGTAGGAACGTTTGCATAGCAGTAAACTGTTAAGGTTTCTTGGGTATGTAAAGCAAAAACTAAAGCTGACGTTCACTGCGGGTGAGGTTAGCGGGATTCATGTGGGTGGGGTGGGTTAGAGGATGGCGGACTCGGCCGCAGCCTCGGTCTCGAATAGGTAGTCTTTCGCGGAGATGGGCTTGGTCCCGAAGGCGCGGGAGGCACGACGCTCGGTCTCCTCGCTCAGCGGACCACGCTGAGGCAGGAAGCTCTCGGTCAGGAGATGCTTGCCGTTGCGGAACCGAATGGCGGTGTTGGTGCGCACCTCGGCAGCGTAGTCGGCTCCAGTCACCCGGAGCAGCTCGGGCGTGGTAGCGAACGCCCATCCCTCGGCCAGCATCCCCGCGTAGAGCGAGGCGCGGTCGTCCCGCACGACGTCGAGGGTGACCCCTTTACGGCTGGTGGTGATGGCCCCGAATGCGTAGTAGCCAGAGATGTCGCGGGCGACGGCTGGCAGACCCTCGGCGTTCCAAGCGTGGAGCAGCAGCTCGCTATCGCAGGTGCACTCGGTGTTGTGGAATCGCTTGGACTGCACGATGCCATTATGCACGAGCGCGGAGTGGTCGTTGAGCATCGGGTGGGTGTTCTCGAGGTTGACGCCACAGGTAGCCGTGCGCCCATGGACTAGCAGCGCACCGCCATCGGACTCGAAGCTACCTGAGTCGGCATAGAATCCGGCGCAGAAGTCGGGGAGGGATTTGCCGAGGAGGGGGAGCGAGCTCTTGACCCAGCCAATTTTGCCGGAGGACGTTACCCACGCGGCACCGAAGCCATCGTCGTCGGTGTTGGCCATGGCTTTCCAGAGCATGGTGATGGTGGTCTGCAGGTAGGCAGGGTTGTGGTGGGTGAGGATAGCAATCTTGCACATGGTAGGTAGGCGGTTAGTAGGTTATGGGTGGAGAAGGGTGGGGTGGGGCAGTTAGGCAGCGGCGGTGGAGGCAGCGGCGGTGGGGTTGAGCTCCGCATGGCGGCGGAGCCAGTAGTCGCGCTCGTACTCGGGGAGCGGGAGCGAGGCGAGGTTTTCGAGGCAGGTGGCGCCACGCGGCCAGCTCTTGACGACCAGCAGCAGCTCGCAGAGCCGAATCCAAGCCAGAATCTTCTCGTAGCTAGCGGTCGCGGAATGGAGGCGCACCTCAATCGTGCCGTGCTGGCGGAAGGAGCAGACGTTGACCGCGTGGTAACGGCTGCGGGTAGAGAACCCGAGGTCGCAGTAGCGGTTGTTGCGGCGGGAGGCAGGGACGAGCTCCTGTAGTGCGCGGAGCCAGTAGGACATGCGGCGGGCGACCGTGTTAACCTCGGTCTGGGTCTTGCCTCGGCAGTCGAGGTGGATATGCAGACCGCAGGAGGAGTTAACCTTATGGCCTGCGAGCAGCTCGCTCACGCGGTGGAGGCGGAACTCCAGCTCGGACCGGCGGACGAGGATGCGGTACTCGCGACCGACCCGGTAGTCCCCCTGCCAGCCGGGTGTGGGCGAGAGCGAGCCATCGGTCCCCTCGCGCACCCAGACCGGGAGCTTATCTCCGAGCGACGGACCGAAGCACTCAATCTCCACGCCGACAGCGCGGTCGTACTTAAAACTGGCCGGAGTGAGTGGTGCAGCGCGCAGTTTATCCAAGAACGGCATCGGGACGGGAGCCGGATTGCGCTTATCCTCGCGGCGGCGACGGAGGAGGGCCAGCGTAGCCTCGGACCCGTAGTCAGCGATGGCTCCCTTGATGTACTGGGTGCCGAGCCCACGAGCGGCAGCTTGCTTGGCCCAAGCCAGCTCGGTGGCGCGGTCGCAGAATTGGCTACCGGGCATGGCGTAGACGATGCCGCTGTAGGACGTGAGGTAGACCAGTTGGGCGCAGCCGTTAGGGTAGCTGGTAGCGAAGGCAGGATTCAGTTTCATGGTAGTGGTAGGAGGTTGGGGAGGTTGGCGGACGGGGAAAGGTTAGAGGGCGACGGCAGGCTCGGCAGCGAACAGCCGAGCGCACTCGGCGAGGTAGCGGCGGTGGGCAGGGTCGAGCGCGGTGTTCTGGCTGGCAGCGCGGTGCTGCTCGGCAAGGGAGAGACCGGGGCGACGGGTGCGGACGATGGCGAGCGCGAGCGCGGGGGCGTAGTTTACCATCTTCTCTAGCTCGGCGTAGGCCTCGGCGTCGAGCCGGGTCTTGAATCCGCCGAGAGCCCCGGCGAAGTAGTCAGCCTTGCCGATGGAGGAGAGCAGCACCTCGTCGGACATTAGGCCACAGCCGGGACGGAACGCCCACATTAGGTAGCTGGCCCGAAGAAGCTGGGCGAGCTGGTAGAGGTTGTATTCCCCGGTCGGGATAAGGAGCTCGGCGTCTTTGGCCGTTCCGTAGGTGAACTTGACGATGGAGGTTTTCATTTGTGGTAGGAGTAGTGGCTTAACGAAAACCAGTCTGGTATTTTCCCGGAAAAAGAACAACACAAATCTTCGGGAAAAATTAAGCAATAGAAATGCTTATGCTGGGATTCGCAATTCTAATGGTTGGCTACCCGGCCAGCCCGGCTACCCGGCTCGCCCGACTTCGTCTTCCTGGAAAACGGGGCGACCGAAAAACCGATTCTTTTCGTCCAGGTGAGGCGTTGTTGGGAGAGTTCCCTCGAGTGAAAGTCGTCTCGCAAGTAGGGTAAGGTCGGCCAAAAAGTTTCGTCCTATAAACGATGGAAACTGACCTGCTGGCGATTTCGCTTCTAGGGTATTCACCCTACTTTTTGGCGGTTTCTGGGCTGTTCTAGAGCTAACCGCACTTTTACTATCTACCCGGCTCCGAATATTCGTGTTTTTCGGGCAGGTTACACATTGGCCCTGTCGCCGCCTACTTACGAAAAGTTTTTACGAATTACCCGACTACCCTCCCTTGCAGGTCAATGCATGGAAAAGTAAAAATCAGAGCAAGAATTTTTGTAAATGGCAACCATTGGATTCTGAGTCGGGTAGCCGGGTAGCCGGGTAACGGCTGGTCGTCGTGGACGCTAGTCGTTTGGCCCGAATACTCTAGAACCCAATAGGTTTAGAGCCGGGTAGCGAGCAGGACGACCAGAATCACTCAAAAACGGGACCCCTTTTTCGAGCATTGAGGTACCCCCACGTTCAGTACACACCTATGATTTTACCTCCCCTAGAATACCTCCCCGGTACCTGCACACCTGTCACCTAGGATTTTACCTCCCCTAGATACCTCCTCCCCAATCATGCAGCTGCAAACTTTTTCCCTAATAAACCCATGACGTTTATGACCTTATGCTCTTTACAGTCCTAAAAAGCCGGGTAGCCTCGCCCCATCCAATGCCGACCCCAGCTTCCAATCCTCGCACCCGTTCCCTTGAACCCGGAGACCCTTCTACGCGGAAGCCGATCTTCTCGTCGCGCCCATGGGAATTCGACGACCCCGCCTTGCGCAACCCCAAGGCTCCGAAGGAGACGATCGTGGCTACGGCGCGGAAACATACCGTCGAGGCGATCGAGACTCTGGTGTTCCACATGCGCTCCCGCGATCCCTCCGTCAGCATGGAAGCCGCTAAGGAGCTGCTGAATCGCGGCTGGGGCAAGCCGCCGCAGGTGATGGGCGTAATCTCCGGCCCCGGAGATCCGCTCTCCTCCGCAGGCCAGCCGCAGCTCTCGCTGGAGGAGAAAATCAAGATCCTCACGGCGGTGGCCGACGGTGTCCCGCCCGATGAGCTGCAGCCCGCGCTCGAGACCGTAGCCACCCCCGCCGATGACGTCCTCGCGTGACTTCCTCTCGTTTCGGCAGTTCTTCGTCGCCTTTGTAAAGCTCAACCGGATCAGCATCGTCATCAAGCCGGAGCACCTCCGTGTTGCCGATATTCTCCAGAAGGCCGCGCTCGGCCAGCTGGGCAAGAGCTTCGTCATCATCAACATCCCGCCCCGCTTCGGCAAGACGAAGATGATGGAGGCGTTGGCCGCTTGGCAGCTGGCCTTTTTCCCGGAGAGCCACATGATCTACACGAGCTACTCCGCCGCGCTGGCTACAGCCTCCGTCCGCTACATCCGGGAGTGCATTAGCCGCGACTGGTACCAGCAGCTTTTTCCGGGCACGAAGCCGGGCAACGTGCAACAGGCCGATAACTTCAACACGACGGCAGGCGGCGTAGTGTACGGCGCGGGCACGGGCGGCTCGATCACGGGCTTCGGCGCGGGACTGAAGCGCAAGGCGGGCGGCTTCATCGTCATCGACGACCCCACTAAGCCCGACGAGGCCACCTCCCGCGTCATTCAGGAGACGACCACCTTCTGGCTGGAGAACACGCTGAAGTCCCGGCGCAACAGTCCCGAGGTGCCCATCATCCTCTGCATGCAGCGGCTGGCCGAGGACGATCTCTCGGGGTACATCCTGACCAACTACCCGAACGACGTCGAGCACGTGAAGATTCCCGCCCTAGTGAACGGCGAGAGCATTATCCCGGAGACGGTGAGCACGGCCTCGCTGAAGGCCACGGAACGGGTGAATCCCTTCGCGTTCAATGCGCAGTACATGCAGGAGCCCGTGCTGTTAGGCGGCAACCTGATCAAGACGGAGTGGTTCCGCCACTATACTGCCGACCCCGAGTCCTTCAAGTGGGAGGAGAAGATCATCACCTGCGATACCGCGCTACAGAGTAAGCAACATAACGATTGGAGCGTGCTGCAGCTCTGGGGCAGGCTGGACCGCAAGGCGTACCTGATAGACCACCTGCGCGACCGCATGGACTCCCCGAGTCTGCTCGCGGCGGCGCATGCCTTCTACGTGAAGCACAACTCCCAGCAGTACCCCGTAGCCCGCTTCATTATCGAGGAGGCGGCGGCAGGGCCGGGCCTGATTCAGCAGCTGCACGTGATGGGCATTCCCGCCGAGGGCATTAAGAGGGTGAAGGATAAGGTGGCCAGAGTAATGGATATTCTTGCCTTCGCCAAGACGGGAATGGTGTACCACCCCAAGGAGTCCCCTTGGCGCGGCGAGGTGGAGCTGGAGCTGGTTACATTTCGTGCGGATGGACTCTCCCGCCACGACGACATTGTTGACTCGTGGGCCGATGGCATCTCCAACCTCCTCGGCAGCTCCCTGAGCATACTCGATGTTCTCGGCCCGGAGAAGAAACCCGGGATGCTGCGACCAATCGGACTCCGGGCCAAGGAAGTAAACTCCTAAACCAGAGGGGTATACCTTTACAGCTTGCGCTGAGTTCTGTAGAAGCGGGTCTGTTATGGCACAGACCGCTTCCGAACCGACCCTCAAGCTCCCCTCGCGCCGTCAGGTGATTGCGCAGATGGGAGAAGAGGTGCGCACGCAGTTCCGGTCCGAGCTGGATTCCATCAAGAAGGAGCTGGATTCCCGTCGCGATAATGCCTCCGGCATGGCCGGGCTGCTGGACGGCCTCTTTTTTACGGGGCAGTTTACGGGCGTGCCGTACGACCAGAACACGCAGTCGATGCCGTTCACTCTAGCGAACGCCAACAGCTACGTGCCGATTTCGCTGAACCGCATCCTGCTCTCGTACTCGTACATGACGCAGGGGCTGCTGCGCACGGTGGTGGACCAGCCCGTAGAGGATGCCTTCCGGGGTGGCGTGAGTTTCCGGTCGAACGAGCTCGACGAGAAGGACGTCAAGCGGCTGACCAGCTGCTTCAAGCGGAAACATAAGTACCAGCGGCAGCGGCTGACCGCGATGACCAAGGTGAATGTCAACGCGGGGTACAATTACGGCAACTCGGACCTCGATGCCTGTAAGTACGTGGCCAAGTGGGCGCGACTGTACGGTGGCGCGGGCCTCATCATCAACACCGATCAGGACTTCCGGCAGGAGCTGGATCCCAGCAAGATCAAGGAGGATTCGCCGCTGGCCTTCGTCGCCGCTGACCGCTGGGAATTGATTCTGTCCCAGCTGAACATCTTCGATGAGCGGAACGAGACTCCGTTCAACTACTATGGTCTGCCGCTGCACCGCAGCCGGGTGACCATAGTTATCTGGTCCGAGGCTCCCAGCTACATCCGCCTCCGGCTGCAAGGCTGGGGGATGAGCATCCTCGAGGAGTGCATCCGGGCCGTCAACGCCTATATCAAGTTCGAGAACCTCTTGTTCGAGCTGCTGGACGAGGCCAAGGTGGACATCTACAAGATTAAGGGGCTCAACACCAGCCTCGCCACGGACACCGGCACCCAGAAAATTCAGCGACGCATTACGCTGGCTAACCAGCTCAAGAACTACCAGAACGCGCTCTCGATGGACGCCGAGGACGACTACAACCAGAAGCAGCTCTCGTTCTCTGGGCTCGCCGAGATTAAGGAGGGTCTCCGCACCGATCTCTGCGCATACCTCAAGTTCCCCAAGAACAAACTGTTTGGTGAGTCGGCGGGCGGGTTCAGCTCCGGCAAGGACAGCCTCGATAACTACAATTCGATGGTGGAGTGCGTGCGTGAGATCTGCACCCCCGTCGTGCTCGAGGCGGCGGAGCTCCGCTGCCAGCAGATGTTCGGCTTTATCCCGGAGGACTTGGAGGTGGTCTGGAAGCCGCTCGATATTCTCGACGGCGTCGAGCAGGAGTCGGTCAAGACCTCCAAGCAGAACCGGATTATACAGCAATTTTCTACTGGCCTGCTCACCGGTCAGGAAGCCAGCGAATCGCTCCGCAAGGAGGAGTTGCTGGTGGGGTGTGAGACGGAGGTTGAGCAAGGCCTGCGCGATGTGGATGCCATGTCCATGCAGCAGGCGGGAATGGGTGGCGGGACGGACGGTGGGAAACCCGTCCCGTCCACCAAACCCCGCAGCAAGACTCCGGTGAAGATCCCGACGCAGGGGGGCACTAGCCATGAGTGAGAAAGTGCTCCGCCCCATCCTCCATCGCACGGCGTATAACCGTGCGCTCGAGCGTGAGCTGATTGATTGGCTGCGGGAGGCCGTGTTTACGCCGCTTCTGCTAGTGCTTAAGGAGTACGAAATCCCCACCCGCGAGAACGACGCGGGCTCGGCCTTAATTGCCGCGCTGAAGGCGGGCACCGTAATTTACACGGACGGCCAGTTCGCGGGGCAGTTCAACGCCGCTATCAGCCGCGAGCTGCGAGAGCTTGGGGCCGAGTTCGATAGCCGCAGCAAGACCTTCCGCCTAGCGCACGATCACCTGCCTTACTATCTACGAGGCGCAATTGCGGAAGCCCTTTCTGTCTCTACGGAGATACATACTGCGCTGCTTTCTACGCTGGCGGCTATCGGCGAGCACCTCCCCAAAGCCGAGCCTGCGCTGCCAGTGACGCTGCTGGCGGGAATCTTTGCTGACCTCGAGAAACAGTTCCATGGCTCCGTCGAGATCGTCGAGGGGCTGGGCCTGCCGGTCGAGTTCACCGCGTCCGACCGCGAGCGCATGACCGAGGAGCTCACCGAAAATCTAGAGTTGGGCATCAAGGGCTTCGTAGCCGATCGTCTGCCCACGCTCCGGCACATGGTGGAAGAAAACCTTGCGCGAGGAGGCCGTACGGACCTTCTCGCCAAGAAGTTGCAGGCAGAGTTCGGTTTCGCCCAGCGCAAGGCTGAGTTCCTCGCGGATCACGAGACGGGCCTGCTGGTGAGCAAGTACCGCCAGCACCGCTACGAGAGCCTCGGAGTGCAGGAGTACATCTGGAGCACCTCGAACGATGAGCGCGTGCGCCCCGACCACAAAGCTCTAAACGGTCGCCGCTTTTCCTTCATGAATCCGCCGATCGTGGACCGGGCGACCGGACGTCGAGGCAACCCCGGTGAAGATTATCGCTGCCGCTGTGTAGCGCAACCGATTCTCAATCTCGTTTCCGCATGAGCACCGTTACCCTCCATACCTCTCCCCGCCAGAATGCTAAAACGTGGGGCAATCGCTTCACCAGCCGCTGGCTGGAGCCCGGCATCGTGAGCTACGAAGACGGTGGCGGCGATAAGGAGCTGCTCAAGAAGGAGACGATCGATGCCCACATGAGCACCTTCATCGGGCGTCCGGTCATCATCAAGCACCGCAAGGTGACGCCCCAGACGATGGAGAACGTGGCTGAGGGCTACATCACTCGCGTCTGGTATGAGCCCGCCGACGGCTGGTTCTACTGTGAGGGCATCATCACCGGAGACGAGGCCAAGAGCCTCATCCAGTACGGCTGGAGTGTCTCCTGCAGCTACCATGTTACCGGCACAGACGAGCGGCCCGGCTCGTACCACGCCATTCCCTACGCACGGGAAATTACCGCCTTCGATGGTGAACACCTCGCCATCGTGGAGAATCCGCGCTACGAAGGCGCAACGATTCGTCTTAACTCAAAACAACCCAAGGAGAACACTGTGAATCTGTTCAAGCTGTTCAAGAAAAAAGTCGATGCGCCTCGTTCCAATGAAGCTGCACCGGCCCCCAAGAAGGACGAGGGCACCCCGCCCGCGTCTCACGAGAATTCGATCAAGGGCGACGCTCTGATCGAAATTGCTCCCGGCAAAACCGCGACCGTCGCGGAGCTGGTGGCGCGTTACAATGCGGCCCCTGCCGCCTCTGCCGAGACTGAGGAGCTCTCGCCGGAATCCACTATCGAAGTGGCTCCCGGCAAGACCGTCACGCTCGGCGAGCTGGTGAGTCGCTACAACGACTCCCTCAAGCCCTACGGCCACAAGTGCGAGGCCCATCCCGAAGTCGTCCGCAACGAGGGTGAGTCCGACGAGGACTACATGAATCGTTGCCACGAATACGACGAGACCAAGCGCAAGAACGAAGAGGAAGACAAAAAGAAGAAAGAGAACGAAGAGGCCAAGAAGCATGAGAATGCCGGCCCCAAGCCCTCCGACTTCTTCCGCGTTCTCGCCACTGCGCCCGTCAATTCCCCTGTCCCGAATACCGAGCGGGCCAATAGTGCCGAGACCGAAGCCGACAAAATCGCCCGCGGTCGCGAACGCTACGGATCTGTTCGCCACGGTAAAAACTAAACCCAAACTCAGGAGAAACCTACTATGTCCAACCTTAGCCTGAATCAGAACCAGACCTTCCAGACTCCGATGCTGGGTCAGGTCACGATGGATCCGCAGCCGAACACGTTTTCGGCGCAGATCGATCCCAGCTCCACCGCCGCCGTCATCACGGCTGGCCAGACCGTCAAGCTCACGCAGACCGCCTCCGGCCAGATTCTGGTGGATGTGTGCTCCGAGCTCACCGATCCGGTGTTCGGCGTTATCGCCTACAACATGCGGAAGAACAGCTACGTCCCCGGCGACATCGTCGAGGTCGTGGGTCGCGGCGGCGTGATGATGCTCGAGACCAGCGGCGCGGTTAATCGCGGCGATTTGGTCGTGACCACCAACCAGACCGTCGCCACGAACGATCCGACCATCGCCACCGATACCACGGCGACCCACTGGATCACGGGCGTCGCGCTCGGCACCGCTTCCGGTGCTGGCCAGCTCATCAAGGTCCAGATCGCCCCCGGTCTCAATGCGGCTGCGGGTGTGGTCACTTCGGTTCCGTAATTCAACAACTCAACCCAAAAGGAAACCACTACCATGCGTTCCGTTTTCTATCGCGGCACTGGCCGCTTCACCAGTCAGGGTGCCAAGCCCGACTACAAGGCGGGCGAGATCGTCCGCAACAACGAGATCTTCGCGCCCGAGTTCCTCGGCAGCACGAGTTCCCGTTCGATCTTCAAGAACGGCGACCGCGAGAACGGTCTCGACACCCGCCTCAACGCGGTTGGCGATTCCGCTGATGTCGCGACGGGCTACCAGATCGTCACCGACACGCTGACCTACATCAAAAAGCAGGTCTCCGAGCAGAAGTTCTACAAGGTCGCCCCCGCCGATTACATGCCGGTGGTCGTGGGTGACGGTGCCTTCGCTGCCAACCTCCTGACCAACCGCACCTATTCGGTCGCGGAGGACTTCGAGGCCGGCAACCTGCGCACGGGTGCCTCCGATGCTCGTCTCTCGATGGCCGACGTCGCGATCGACGGTGTCAACCAGTACGTCCAGAACTGGGCCAAGGGCATCGCCTACACGATCTTCGATGTCGAACAGGCTCTCCGCGCCAACAACTGGGACCCCATCATGGGCAAGCACCAGTCGCGCAAGGAGAACTGGGACCTCGGCATCCAGCTCACGGCGTTCCTCGGCTCCAAGACCGACACCCGCATCCCCGGCCTGCTGACCCTGAGCAACATCACGGTCAACACCAGCCTCATCACGATGTATATCAAGTCCATGTCGGCCTCCCAGTTGGACACCTTCGTGCAGGGTCTCATCAGCGCGTACTTCGCCAACACGAACAGCACCGCGCTGCCGAACCGCTTCGTGATCCCGTACCAGGATTGGCTCGGCCTGCCGAAGCTGACCCCCGGCACGGTGGGCACTTACCCGGTTCCGACGATCAGCTACCTTGAGGAAGCCTTCAAGCGTGCGGTCGGCCACATGGAGCCGGACTTCAAGATCATGCCGCTGGCCTACGCGGACGCGTCGGTCAACAACAGTCTGCGCGGCATCAACAAGAACATCTACATGCTGTACCGGGACGACTCCAAGTCCCTCCGCATGGACATCCCGGTGGACTACACCACCACGCAGGCGAACTCGCTGAACAACTTCGAGTTCCAGGATGTCGGTTACGGCCAGTACACGGGCGTCGTCCCCTTCCGCAATCTGGAGACGCTCAAGTTCCAGTTCTGAGCTGCTAGGAGCAGACAGACTACGGTCAGCAGGGCATGGGGTGCGCTGCTGACGCCGGATAACGTAACCGGCACTTTTTTCCCCACTAACATAACCAACCAAAAACTATGTCAGCCCAAGCTCCAGTCCAAGCTCAGCTCGTCCGCGTGTTCAATCGCGGTCTTCATACGTTCACCCATGACCACTACCGCCTCGCTCCCGGTGCGTTTCTTGACGTGCCCGCTGATGTCGCCAAGATCTGGTGCGACTTCCGCAACATGGGGAGGCAGGAGGTTGTGCCCGGCAGCGAGATGCCGGCTACCACTGCTCCGGCTCCTGCGCAGCCCGACCCGCGCACGGCCGAACTCGAGAGCGAAAACAAAGAACTGCAGCAGCGGCTCGCCAACCTCGAGCGGCTCTTGCAGGAAACCCAGAACTCGGGCAAGCCGCAGCCGCCCAAGGTTGAAAAGCGTAGCACCAACCCGCTCGCCTGATCGCCATGTCGTACTCCATCCCCACCGTTGACAACTTCAAGTCCCAATTTCCTCGGGACTTCCCCTATGCCGTCCCCGCTTGGGGTGCGCAGGGTGCGGCGGTTGTCAGCGGTGGGGTGCTGACGGAGGTCAACCTCCTCTCCGGAGGTCAGGGCTACAAGGAGCCTCCTGTCGTCGCGGTGAAGGATGCAACCGGCGCAATAGCGCAGGTGACCGCCACGGTAGCCAAGGGGCTGGTGACGGGCTTTACCGTCGTCCAAGGTGGCTCCGGCTACTCCGCCCCGCAGATCGCCCTTTCGGGCGGAGCGGGCGACAACAGTGATCTGACCCGCGTCACTGATAACGACATCAGCGGGGCCATTTTCGATGCCCAATACAACGTGAGCCAAGCGTTGTTCGATTCGCAAGCACAGTTCTCTCGGGCATTCTTGTACCTTGCAGCGCACAATCTCGTGGAAAAACTCCTCGCCGCTGGCGAGGGTCTAGCCTCCCAGTACAATTGGCTCACCGCCTCGAAAGCCGTGGGCAGCGTGCAGGAGAGTTTTCAAATTCCCGAGCGCATCTCCAAAGACCCGATGCTAGCCGCATATAGCAAAACCCGGTATGGTGCGCTGTATCTTCAGATCATCAGCCCTCTGCTCATCGGGGGTGTTTTCACCTCGTACCGCCGCACGCTCCCGTGAAGTCGATCAAAAAGTCTGTAGGCCGAATCCGGGTGAACACTGTTCGCCTAAAGATGCTACAGGCCGACTTGAAAGAGTGCGCCAGTCTGCGAGTGCAAGTCGGCGTGCTGGGCCAGAAAGATACCCGCATGGCCGCCCACGGTGAGCCAGCAGGAAACGCAGAGATCGGTGCGATTCACGAGTTCGGGCGCATCTATGACAACATTCCCCGCCGCTCGTTCCTCTTCGATCCTCTTACCTATGAGCTGGGCAAAGAAGTTGCTGCGCAGGGAGCCACGGCTTGGAGACTCCATTTTCTGCAGAAAGGCTTCAAATCCGTTCTCGGCAATCTAGGGATCCTCGCGACTAAGGTCGTGGATCAGGCCTTTGCCTCGGCAGGCTATGGCCGCTGGCCCGCTAATAGCCCCATGACCATCGCGTTCAAAGGCTCATCCAGCCCCCTGATTGATACCGCCCAGCTGAGGCAGTCGATCAGCTTCCGGCTCAAGAAAGCATAATCATGAATCCCGGCCCCGTACTCTCCGCAGGCACTACGGTGAAAGTGGTCGATGCTGTTCCGATGCCTTCGATGCGCGGAGCGATTCTCGGGTGGTTTCGACCGCTGATCATCGGTTTCACCACTTCTCAAATTCAGGAAGACGGCACCAACAAGCCCTTCTTCCGGGAGCTGCAGACTAGTGGAGTGCTCCAGCCCCGAGGAGAAAAACTCGATCGCCAGTCGGGCGGCGGGCGCTCGTGGCAACACTGGGAGCTACACTGCCTGCCGAATTTGGTCGTTAACACGAACGACCGCATCCGCATTAAGAACACGTGGTACACCGTCATGGAGAAAGCCGACTACACAGCCAATGGCTTCGTGCGGTATGATCTTACCGAATCGCCTCAACCGTATGGCTTCGCCCCCTAATACTCTCAATCTGGTCATCGAGCTGATCCGCACGTTTATGCAGTTGGAGCGGGATCAGGTCGTGCTGTACAACCAGAACTGGAAAGTGCCGACGGACGATCGCCTGTACATCGCGGTGGCGTTCCGGAGCGAGAAACCCTACGGCAGCAGCAAGGAGTATATGAACAACGAGGACGGCACCGCCCTCGTGGAAGTTATCTCCTTCAACTCTCAGGAGACATATACCATCTCGGTATATTCTTTTGGACCGGAGGCATTAGAGCGTAAAGAAGAGGTGCTTATGGCGTTCAACAGCACCCTTGCGGAGCAGATTCAGGAGAAGTATGGTTTCAAACTGCCGCTTTTGCCCTTGTCCTTTCTAGATCTATCGGACATCGAAGGGGCTTCAAGACTTAATCGCTACGAAACTAATGTGGCGGTTCTTCGTGTTCGTAGCAAAACCAACATCGTTCAATATTTCGACCAGTTCGAAAATCCTCCCAAGAACATCCTCATTAACCCGTAAAGGAGATCGCTATGTCTACCTCTCAACTGTCCATCGCCAATGTCGTGAACATTTCTGTGGCTACGCCGCCCGCAGGCTTGGCCGAGTACAAAATCAACAATCTCGCGTACTTCACTAAGGAGACCCCGGTGGTCTCGATTCCGAACTACGCTATCTACCTCGATCCGACGGCTGTGGCGACGGACTGGGGCACCTCGTCCGAAACTTACCAAGCCGCGCTCGCCGTGTTCAGTCAGACGCCCAACATCCTCGCGGGTGGCGGCGCGTTTATCGTGTTCCCGATGCAATCGGGCGATACGCTCGCCTCGGTGCTGCCCGTGGCCTCGACCCAGATTTTCTTCGGTGGTGCGCTTTTTGGCGGCTATGCTCCGGGGGATACCGAGATTCTGGCCGCTGCGACAGCCTACCAAGCGGATCAGAAACTGCTGTTCATCGGCAATAGCAACACCACGGCAGTGTCGGGTGGCGGTGTGTTCACCACCATCCAGTCCGCCAAGGAGACCTACGCTCGGTGCCTTCTGTACACGGTCGGTGCGTTGCAGGCCCGGCTGTTTGCCGCCGCTTATGCGAGCCGCGCTATGAGCGTGGACTTCGACGGCAGCAACACCACCCTCACGATGCACCTGAAGGATTTGGTGGGCGTCACCCCCGATCCCGGCATCACCCAGACCCTCCTGAACACCTGCCAGACGGTGGGTGCGGACGTCTACACCAACATCGGGCCGCTGCCCAAGGTCTTCTGCTCGGGCGGCAACACCTTCTATGATCAGGTGTACGGCACGCTCTGGCTAGTGTTCGCTCTGCAGGTAGAGGGCTTCAATGCGCTGGCGACCACCCCGACCAAGCTCCCCCAGACGGAGCCGGGCATGGCGGTGCTCCGCAACGCTTATACGAGCGTCTGCTCCCTTGGCGTGATCAATGGGTTCATTGCCCCCGGCGAGTGGAACAGCCCTCAGACCTTCGGCGACCAAGCCGCGCTCCGGGCTAGCATCCAGCAGCGCGGCTTCTACGTCTACAGCCAGCCCGTCAACCAGCAGCCGCAATCCCAGCGGGCGAACCGTGTGGCTCCGCTCGTGCAGATTGCCGTCAAGCTGGCCGGGGCTATCCATAGCTCCAATGTGCTGGTTTTCATCAACCCGTAACCCTCTTCAAAGGAGACTCGAACCATGCCTTCTTCATCTCTCACCGGCAACGATACGATTCAAATCGCGGGTCGCACCCTCGTCAATTTTGGCGACGGCGATGTGGCCAAGCTGACTTTCCCCAACGACATCGTCGGGATCAAGGTCGGCAAAAACGGCAACAGCATTTTCAACATCAACGCAACCGGCCAGCTGGCCGAATTGGAGCTGCGGGTGCTGCGCGGTTCCGACGACGATAGCTTCCTGAATGCGCTGATCATCCAGATGACGCAGGATCTTCCCTCGTTCGTTCTGATGGCCGGGTATTTTGTGAAACGCCTCGGTGACGGCAACGGCAACATCTCCAACGACACGTACATCCTCAATGGTGGCGTCTTCTCCAAGAAAGTGGAAGTCACCGAGAATGTTGAGGGTGCCACCGATCCCGCGCTATCTATCTATCGGTTGAAGTTCAGCAACTCCGACCGCGCCCAGTTCTAACCCCAAATCGGAACTAAACTATGCTCCCTGAAAAGCTCACGCTCAAGTCGGGTGCCACTCTGGATCTCCAGATGGCACCCTTTGCCGTCTCGATGAAGCTGGTCAAGGCTCTCGCGAATGAACTCAAGCTGGTCAACCTCCAGTTGGAAGGGCTTTCGATCGAGAAACTCAAGAACAGCGGAGTCGAAGGTATCAAGAACGCAGTCCTCCAGCTCCTCGGCAGCGATGCTTTGGAGCTGGCCCTCAAGCCGTGCTTGGAACGGTGCCTGTACAACGGAACGAAAATCACGCCCGAGACCTTCGAGAATCCTCAGATCCGTGAGGACTATCTTCCGGTCGCGTGGGAGGTGATGAAGTTCAACGTCGGCCCTTTTTTCAAGAACCTCGGCTTGTCGTCCTTGACAAGCGTGAGCCCGACTGGCGAAGGCCAAAGGTAAGAGTCACCATGGACTCGGCCCTCTTCGCTGCACTCAAGCTAGCGCGGGAGGGCTACGGAACGCCGGAGGCTATTCTACAGATGCCTGCGGACATTGTGTTAGCAGCCTTGGAGCATAGTACGTTCGTGACAGACTACGAGAGTACATCTGCGGAACTCAACAAAGAACCGACCAAATGAAGATCGCTGAGCTATTCGCCGAGATCGGCTTCGAAATCAAGGGCAAAGATCAGCTGGCCACTGTGGACAAAGCATTGGCTAACGTCGAGGCTGGAGCCACCCGCTTACTGGTGGGTGTAGGTGCCCTTAATGCGATCTTCTACACGATGGTGGCGACAGCTACGCAAGCGGGTACCGCGCTAGAGAAGTTCGCCGTCAATACGGGTCTCAGCAGCGAGGAGCTCCAGAAGTGGCAGCGGGCGGGTCGTATGGCGGGAATTTCGGCCAACGAGATCACCTCAGCCATTTACGCCATCCAAGATGCCCAGATGAAGATCCGGACGGGGCAAGGCGGCGACACCGCTCCGTTCAACATCTTTGGCATCGGCACCGCTGAGGATCCATACCGGGTGCTACAGAAACTCTCCGCGAGCATCCAGCAATACCAACCGGCCTTTGCCCGAATGATGCTGCAACGCATGGGCATGGGCGAGGACATGTATCAGTTCCTCAAGCGGTTGACCCCCGAGATGACGAAGCTGAACCAACAGCTGATCGTAACTAATCAGGAACAGCACCAGCTGTTCGCCTTGAACGCCTCGTGGCAGCGGTTTTTGACCACGATCACCGCGATTAAGGATCGGTTTGTGGGCGCTATGGCTCCCGCGCTTAGTCGCATCCTTGATCTTCTCAGCTTACTCGCGGAGCAGCTCAGTACGTTCATCAACTGGCTGGAGAGCGGCACCTCCGCTGCCAATACCATGCGCATGTCATTGCTGGGGATCGTCGTCGCGCTTACTGCGCTCGCGTTAATTCTCCCAGTGGTCATCGGGGGTATCGCGTTCCTCACTTCAAGTGTCGGGGCTCTGACGCTGGAGGTTGCCCCGATTCTTATCGTCATCGGCTTGATGGCCGCAGCTTTGATCACTATCATCCTGCTGATTCAGGACTTCTGGGTGGCGGCGGAAGGCGGGGACTCCTTTGGCAACTGGAATACGGGACTCCTTCTGACGGTGGATAACGTCAATAAGCTAGCCAGTGCCATCCAGTATATCATAGATCTTTGGGACGAGTTCAAAGACTCCATTAAGTCCGGCACGGGCTTCTTTTCCTTAATGCCTCTCGGCATAGGTGCGCCGGGGTTTCTCAGCTCGATGCTCGCGCCGAAATTCGGACCGCAGAATCAGTCCACTAGCCAGAGCCAGCAAAATAACGTCAACATCCATGTCCACGGATCCGAAGATCCTCGGACTACCGGCACCGCTGCATACGAGGCCGCGCAGCGTGAGACCATCAACCGGGCTTTCTTCCAACGGCCTCTTCCTGCTAAATGAGCCAGAACACGATTCCTACAGATGCGCCAGTCACTCTGGACGTCGTCAAGTCGCTCTCGACGCTCGACCAGCAGGCCATCGTTCGCCCGAACAATCCGCCGTCCGGCATCGCGGGTTTCCTGTTCGATGTTGACCTGAATCAACAGGCCGAACTGACTAGTGACGTCACCGACCACTACGTCGAGGCAAATTACGCCATCCAAGATCACATCGCGCTGCGACCAGAAGTCGTGGTTCTCCGTGGCTTGGTATCCGAGTTGAAGTACGCCAACCCCGCCACAGTGGCCTTCAATCCGCCCGCCAACCCGCTGCCGCCCAACCTTACGCTGCTGCCCCAGAAATCGCCCGGTGCGCTGAACAATCAGATCAACGCGTTGGCCTCGAACGCGATCAATGCGGGGGCAGCTGCGCTCTTTAACGGCACCAGCATCCAGAACTCAGTGAGCCGCTCACTGAGCTCCGAGATTGCCAATCTCGCGGCAACGACCAAGTCCCAGCTCTCCCAGACGGCCCAGAGCGCAGTGCGCACCCTTCTGGACCCGAGCAACCTCGCGGCTCTGTCCGCTGGTGGGTCACTGCCGCTCCCGGCGCAGCAGGCGGTCAATCTACTCCGTGGGTCCGTCCCGAGCACCTATTCACCCATTCTGCAATCCTTGCAGTCTCTTTCGAACCCGACTAGCCAACAGCTTCTTACGGGCAGTACCTTCACCAGCTTCGGCACTTCGGACCCCGGATCCTCGCTGTTCTCGGTGTACAATGCCAAGCAGCCAACGCCGCAAGACCAGACTAAGCAGGGATCTGCGTTCCTCTATTTCTACAATCTCTGGAAGAGCCGCTCGCTGTTCTCGGTGGAGACGCCTTGGGGCATCTACACGAACATGGTCATCAGCAGTCTGCGTGCTGAGCAGCCAGAAGAGACAAAGGACTATACCGATTTTACCGTTACCTTCAAGAAAATCCGCATCGCACAAGAACTGACGATCAGTACCGGTCCGCTGCTGGCTGGTCGGTTGGAAGCGCAGAACGATGTGGGTTCGACGGCTTCGAAGACGCCGACCCAAGCCGGTCTCCAGACCACGAATGTCTCTTGGCTGAAGTACATGAGCCAGTTTTTCGCCCCCACCAAATGAAACTGATCCAAGGCATCACCGATTCCCCCAACCAGACACTTTTCGTCCAGCTGGACGATGGTTCGCAGGCAACGTTGGCGTTAGAATATCGGGCGCAACAGTTAGGCTGGTTCTACAGTTTGACTTACGGCACTCGCGTGATCAATGGACGGCGTCTGGTCACCTCTCCGAATATTCTCCGCCAATTTCGACACCTGTTTCCGTTCGGTTTGGGCGTGGCGATGCCCGGTTCTGTGGAACCCGAAACGCAGGATGTTTTCGCGACTGGGGTGGGCGCGATCGTGCTGCTCAATGCCGACGACGTCGCCAATACCGAAGCCACCTACTTCCCCGGAGCATGAAATTCAACCGGCAGTATCAGTTGGATGTGCAGTTGGCTAACCCCAACAACGGAGAGCCGAAGTACATCCCCATCGCGCTGCCGTTCACGGTCGAGTTCACCATCAACCGGGCCGCGTTTGCGGTTAGCCAGACCGCCACGTTCACGATCTACAATCTGAGCGAAGAGAAGCGGCGGCTGTTGCATAAGGACATCTTCGTCACCAGCGATTTCCGTGTGGTACGATTCAAGGCCGGATACGAAAATTCTCCCCAACCGTATATTTTCATCGGTTCCGTCCAACAGGCGTACAGTATCCGTCAGGGTACAGAGTTTCGCACTGTAATCGAGTGTTACGACGGTGGCTTCCCTATGGCCAACTCATGGTCTACTCGGACCGAAGGCCCAAATCAGACCGGCACTCAGCTCCTCCAGAAGCTGGCCTCCGATCTCGTGGGGATGCAGGCTACTCCGGTGGTGAGCTCGGCGTTTTCGACCAAAAATCTTCGCCCGGCTACGTTTTTCGGCCCCACATGGAACTTCATTACTTCGCTCAGCCAAGGACTGGCCTTCATCGATAATTCTCAGCTGGTGGCCTTGGCGCAGGACGAGCGACTCCCTGCCGTGATCCCAGAGATTACTTCAGATAGCGGGTTGTTGGGAGTGCCCCGGCGCACCGGCACCTTTACGGAATGCACGATCCTCTTCGAACCTCGTATCTCGCTTTATCAGACCGTCTACCTCCGCAGCCAGTCTAATACCTACCTGAACGACACCTACCGAGTCCAAGGCTTCACGCATAAGGGTATTATCAGCCCTGCTGTCAATGGCGGAATTACCACCGAATTGCAGCTCTGGGCAGGGATCCTCGGCTTAAAGGAGGCCTCCGTACCACTCCAATGACCCCAATCCCGCTCCAATCGATCTCCAATCCGGACTTGGCCACGCTGCTCAACCAGTTGCGGATAGACATCTTCTATAACTTCAATTGCCATCAGGTGGGGCAGATCGTGAGCTTTGATCCGTCCACCCAGACCGCGCAGGTGCAACTTAGCGTGTTGCGGCAAGTACCTGACACCACTAAGAACCCTCCGGTGTACATCTCGCGGGCATACCCACTATTGGCCACCTGCCCGGTGTTCATCCTCTCGGGCGGGACCGGCCACCTCACTTTCCCAATCGCCTCTGGCGACCCTTGTCTTGTCTTGTTCAACGATCGGGACTTGGACCTTTGGTGGTCTACCGGCAATACCGCCATTCCTAACTCTGATCGCGCCCACGATCTCTCCGATGGACTGATACTGGTAGGGTTTCGAAATCAGACCAACCCGATCTCCCCCTTCAACACCACCGATGCCGAGCTTGCGTATAAGGGTGGCAAGCTCAAGGTAAACGATAAACTGGCCATGATTGGTGCCTCCAGTGATTTGAAAACCGTTATGGACAAGCTCTATACAGCACTTACCGTCTTGAATGGTAAGACCGGCCCATCGGCCTTCACGCAAATCGTTGCGTTCCAAATTGAATACAACAACCTTCTCCAATGAGCTTTCGTGCACTCGATTCCAACGGTGATTGGACGTTCGGCAATGGTCAGCAGAACTACTTGACCGGGCTAAATGCTATCGCCGCTGACATCAACACCGCCTTGAAGACTTTCCTCGGGGAGTGCTTCTTCGCGGTTAATTTTGGCGTGGACTGGTGGAATTTACTAGGCAGCAAGGATCAGCAAGGTATTATTCTCCAGTGCCGGCAGATCATCGCGAGTCGGGATAGCGTGACTCGAATCAACTCGGTGTATGCCGCGCTGGATCGCACGACTCGCTGCTTGGTGGTTACTTACAATATCGACACCATCTACTCCCGCAACTATACCAGCACCATCGCGGTGCCCTGAACCATGCCCAACATTCTCGACAGCTCCGGCCTTCAAACTAAAGCTCTTCAGGAGATCATCAATGACATTCTGAACGGCTCCGGCACCTATCCCGGATACTTCTCCATCTATGGGCCCAGCATCAACGTCGGCCCCAACAGTCCGGACGGTCAGCAGATCAACATATTCGCCCAAGCCGCCATCGATGTAGAGGAGCTGCTCGCGGCCATCTATGCCAGTTTTGATCCGGATGAGGCGACAGGCGTAGTGTTGGATGCTCGCTGCGCCATCAATGGCGTTTACCGCCGCGCAGGTACTTTCACGCTCCAAGATGTGCTAGTGACGGTGAATCAAGCCGTCACGCTCCCCGGCCTCGATACCACCCCCACGGCTCCATTCACCGTGCAAGATACAGCGGGTAATCAATTCCAACTAGCCTCCACCTATTCATTCTCTGCGGCAGGATCAGCCAGCCTCAGTTTCCAAGCGGAGGTTATGGGGCCAGTGCTCACCACCCCGAATACGATCACTAACATCGTCTCCGTCCTATTGGGCGTGACTTCAGTTAATAATCCCTCGGCGGCTACGGCCATCGGTACAGCGGAGGAAACGGATGCCGCGCTCCGGATTCGCCGTTCTAACTCCGTCGCGCTTCCCAGCCGGGGATATCTTCCCGGGTTGATCGGTGCGTTGTTGGACACCGATGGTGTCGTGCAGGCGATCGTGCTGGAGAACGACACCAACGCTACCGATTCCAACGGCATTCCGGCCCACAGCATCTGGTGCATCGTACTGGGCGGGGCCGACGCCGATGTCGCCAATGCGATCTACGTGAAGCGCAACGCGGGTTGCGGGATGAAGGGGGCTACCACGGTCAACGTGACACAGGTAGACGGCACGACATTCCCAATCAGCTTCGATCGCCCTACCGCCGAGCCTCTCTGGATCAAGTTCACCTACACGGTAGTTACTGGCTCGGATCCCGGTGCGGAGTACATCCGGACGCAGCTGTTGACCCAGCTCCAGTATACGATCAATCAACCCGCCGATGCCTCCGCCATAATCGCGCTCTGCAAGCAGATTGCCCCCAATTGCTCGTTCTCGGCGGAGGGGGTGAGCAGCGATAATGTGACCTACGTCCCGCTGTTGAATCCGACTGCGGTCAATTATCAATTTTTCCCGAGCTCCCCGAACACCATCATCAACGGGACGCCGGGGCCGTAATTTATGGCCGATCTCGACACCTCAATCACGTATTACGTCGGGCGGCTGCTGTATCAATACCAGCGGCCCAAGGCGCAACAGGCGATCGCCATTCTCGTCAAGCAGCTGTTTGCGGATGGTCTGCCATGGGTTTTGCAGGACGCCTTCAATCTAGACACGGCTACGGGCCAACAACTAGATACTTTGGGCAAGTACATTGGATTGCCCCGCGATATTGGTGATCCCACCCCGCTACCTTTCTTCGGGTTCGTGGATTATGTTAACACCAACCCACAGAATCTACACGGCCTCACTGACTACAACAGCAACATCAACAGCGATGTCGTGTTCTTTGAATACGGGTACAACCAACAGGCGGCTACCGCGCTTTCGGACACCTCGTACGCCTTCATGCTGTTTCTAAAAATCGCGCTCAACACGAGCGACAACACTCTCTACTCCATTCAGAAAACGCTGAGTGAGACCCTCCGTGGGAACGTCCGCGTGGTAGATAACCGGGACATGAGCCTGACCTACTACGTTGGATCGAACCTGCCGGTAAGTGTCACGGTGCTATCGCCGTATTTGCCCAAGCCCATGGGAGTGCGCATTGCCAACATCATCATCGAAAACCTCATTATCACCGGAGGCGGCGA